AGCTACTGGTGGAACTGCTGTAGATTTAGGAACTTATCTTACTTCTCACCAAAGTCTTGCTAACTATTATACCAAAAGTAGTGTAGATTCACTTCTTAGTGGTAAGTCGGCAACTAGTCATACACATAGTGTTAAGATTAACGGTGTTACTAAAACTATTGCAGCTACTGGTGGAACTGCTGTAGATTTAGGAACTTATCTTACTTCTCACCAAAGTTTAGCAGATTACGCTAAGAAGAGTGAAATACCTACAAAAGTAAGTCAACTTACTAATGATACTGGTTATATTACTTCTAGTGGAAGTTGTGCTTATGCTACAAGTGCAGGAAATGCTGACAAGGTTGATGGTGTTCATGTTACTTGGGCAGGTGTACTAACTTCTACTTCACATTTAGTTGCTTGGGAATCAGATGGTTCAGCTCTTAGAGACATAAACCCTGCTAATGTTACTGTAGGTAATTCTGATAAATTAGATGGTATTCATGCTAACGGACTTCTTACTGCTCTATCTAACTCTGATAAGGGAATTAGTATAACAGTTGGTGGAACTACCAAAAGCATATCGAACATTAGTGTTAATTATGCTAGTAGTGCTGGAAATGCCGATACTGTTGATGGTTATCATGCAAGTCATTTGTTGGTTAAAAGAGGTCGATTAGGGGCGTACAATATAGACAAAGAAACAACATTTGGTACTAGAGATATTCAACCTGAATCAGAAGTTACAATTAGTGGTAAAAGACCTTTTAATGGATGGGGTACATTATTAGTTATAGGTAGTATTGATGGTGCTTCTAATCATCAATTAGCATTTACAGGTGATAATAGAATGTTTATTAGGTGTGCATACGGTACTAGTAATAACTATAATACTAAAGATTGGGCTACTGTAGCTTTAACTTCGGACAATGTTGCTTCTGCAACCAAACTTGCAACAGCAAGAAGTATTTGGGGTCAAAGTTTTGATGGTACTGGTAATGTTAATGGAACAATATACATAAATAATAGTAACTCTAGTAACGGAGCTATACGATTAAATAGTGATATAAGTTCTAATGCTCGTATATCAGCTATAGACGACCAAGTAATATTTAATACAGGTAATGCTATTCGTTTTGGTGAAACTGCTTGGGATTGGAATAAATGGGCTGGTCTTAAATATACTCATTCTAATAAAACTATTTATCTTGGTATAGCTGATAATTCTGTGTTTAATGCTAATAGTGCACAAAGTAATGGTACACTTAGACTTGCAGGTATTACAACTATAACTCCTGATAGTGGAGCTAGAATTGGAGGTAGTGGTGGTAATTTATATTTAGGTAATGCTAATAATTCTGGTTGGGTATGTACTCAAGATATATGTAGTCAAACTAATTCTAGTTTTTGGACTATAAGACAAAATGGTGCTGCTATTTTTAGTAGTATTACCATTAATGGTACTGCTACTATCAATGGTAATACTACTATCGGTGGTAATTGTCTTGCTAAAGGTGGAGTTACAGCTTATCAATCTTCTGACATCCGCTTGAAGCAGGATTTGCGGAAGCTGGACTACTTGGGCATCATCAAGGCAATGGGTGGAACGTTCGGCTTTGCTTGGAAGAAGGACAATACAAGGTCTATCGGTTGGATTGCCCAGCACGTCTTGTGCAACCCTCACTTAAAGGACATCGTTGAGACGGACGAGAAGGGCTACTACAAGATTAACTACTGGTCTCCGAAGCTGATTGCAACGGCATTCGGTGCTATCGAGCAGGTGGGCGATGAGGTCAGCAGGTTGAAGGCTCGGGTGGTCTTCCTCGAATCAGAGGTTCAGCGATTGAGCGGAGATAAGGACGACAATAACAAGAAGAGATTAGATAACAAGAATATTAATTCATTAAATTAGATTAGAAAATGGAGAATTTAAAGATTAACAAGAAAAGTGAACAGACAACTGCCACTTATACCAAGGGCGGCTATCGAGTAGAAATCACCTACAATGTTGACAAGACGGGTGGCAACATTGAGAGCATCAATATGAGTATCTATGGTGACCCAAATGGTAATTATCTCGGCAATGCGAACGCAAGCTCCAACGGCAGCGAGCTGACCTACAACATCAGCGGTGTTCCGCAGAGCAAGCTCAGTGAGGTATCAGCATTGATTAAGGAGGTCAATTCCGCTATCGCCGCTAATATGGCAAGCGAGGCAGCAGAGTAAGTATCGTGAGTATTAACGCAGGGTGGCTCTTATAGAGCTGCCTTGCCTAGTGTTCAATGTAACAGTAGAGCGAGTTGTTACTAAAGAAGTTGTAACAGAATAAGGAACTGAAGTTGAATATTTAAAAAATAAAGATTATGTCTTACAATAGTGAAACTGGAATTATTAGTGCTCCTGTTAGCATTGATGATGTTAAACAAGCTCTTGGAGAGAGTAGCAATGACCTTGCTACTCTTTGTAAGAGTGAAAATATAAATATATGGAGTAAGTATAAACCTATTAGTTGTAAAGGTGAATTTAAAGAATATCCTATTAGAGAAGACTCTGATGAAATAGTAACATCTTCATATAGTAAATATACTTGTGTTGTTCGTTGTGGTATGAATATACCTATGGATACTTATAAGAACTTACGTAATAATTATGGAGGAGAAGGTTTTGCTATTGAAGCATGTAAAAAACTTTATATCGATAATGTATATGGAGTTAGAGGTATTGATAAAGATGCAAGTACTAATTCGCATACTGTATATGCTTCAGGAAAACATTTTCCAAAAGGTGGTGCTAATTCTCCTTATAGATTAGGTGATTTTAGAAACTATAATAGTAAAGCAATAAGTAATATGTTCCAATCTTCTATTCCTACGTTATTTAATGTTGAAATTTATTATTCTTCAACTCCTAAATTTAATTGTGTTCTATATAAGAAAACAAATGTGGATGATAATACAAATGTTACTATGGAAGATATAATTACCGATTTGTATTTAGCTTGGTCTTTTTGGATTCAAATTTGTTATGATTCGCCATATAATAATACTGATAAGATTTATAAAAATTATTATGTTGGTAATTGCGAAAAACCAACAGATTTTATATATGCAAGTAGAGAAATAACTTTTGATGTAGGTAATGATAAAGATGTTACTATTGTACCTTTTTTAGCATATACTCGTAATGCAACTTTATATGATAATACAAAAATAATTTTTATATCTCCTCCGGGTGCTATTAGTTTTAAATATTATCCTAGACAAATTAATATGGAAAGTATTAAAAGTGGTTCTAGTGGTTTTGTTGATTTCTCATCGTTGAGAGAATTAGTTGGTGCTACTTGTATTTGTAAAGCTAAAATATATAAACTTCCTGATGCTACATTTACAGTTAATGATGGTATATTTAGAAGCGTTTGTAAGTATGGTAATAATAAGACAACATACGGAAGAGGTTATGTATCTAATAGCTCTGGTCAAGATACAGGTTCTGTAACTATTCCTGAAGGTGATAGAACAGATTATATTGAAGTATATATAAGATTTGATAATGTTTATGAAGGAGGTTATTATGGACAAATGTGTCAATTATCTTTTGAAATTAATATAGATGGTGGATGGAAACAAGTTCCTCCAGGAGGTAGTTATATTATGCGTTAAAACGTAGATGTTCTTAATATAATAAATGTGCTAGAAACGTATTTGTGGTTTACGTTCTCACCGAGAAAGCAGACACGTTGCGACCTAGTGATTACCCAACGTGGGGAAGCTGATTTTTTTAATTCGTAATTTTTTCTCCTCCTGCATTGCTATTCGGAATTATTTTCTTAACTTTGCACTGTTAATAGGAAAGGTATTCTGCTATGGCAATCTGGAGAAGAATATTGTATAACATAAAAATAAAGAAACAATTATGAAAAAGATTAAGACAATCGAGGCTGTTGCAGCCTACAGAACATTGAAGGCATTGAAGACATCATCAATGAGTGATGATGCCGCTATGCGAGTTTGGAAGAATATGAAGGCTCTGCGCCACGTAGCCGATACCTACGACAAGGATGTGGAGGAAGCACAGGAGAGCTTGAAGGACGATAAGTTCGAGGAGATGCAGCGCAAGCTTCAGGAGTGCCAGCAGCTAGAGCAGAAGCACGCCAATGAGGGCTACGAATACACCAAGGACGATTCAGCCAAGTTCGCTGAGGTCAATGAGTACTTCTTCAATCAGAAGCAGAAGACCGAGAAGTATTTCAAGGAACTTGCCGACAAGGAGGTAGAGGTAGCCATCGAGGCAGTTGAAGAGAAAGAGCTTTTCAAGGCTGCTAAGGATTGCGGCTTGAAGTTCGCTGATATGGAGAGCATTGAGGTTTTGATAGGATAAACACTAATAGCGTTAGAATTTGGCAAGGAAGCCGTTCTAACGCTATTTTTGTAGCCATCTACTTTCAGATTGTTACTTTTTATAAAGTTTAACACAGAAATATTCTCATTTCCGCTGGTTTTGTGCAAAAAAGTGTATCTTTGCAGCACTTTCCTTATCATTAAGAATGAGGAACTAAGAACAAATAATAAATCCCAAAAACAAAAGGAGAAGAATTTATGACTAAAGAGGAAGAAGATGAAGTCCATCGGTTAGTTCAATCAGTCGGTGTTGTACAGTTGTCAAGAGTAATGTTTAAGGACATGGACGTTAGCGAAATGATAAACGTCATTATCCTTGCAGGTAGAGGCTACAGCATAAAGCTACTCACTTGGTTTAAGTATTATTGTGAAGTGATGCCTCTGTTTATCATGCTTTTTCATATTGCATGCATGGTAACATTTGCGTCTCATGAAAAAGAAATGTGCGTATGGTTTAAGGAGAATTGGGTATCGGCAGCATTTATCTATTTCTCAGTTTACATCCATCCGCTTGTGCTTATACTTGCTAGCAGATTCTTTTGGCTCTGCTACAGATGGCGTATTCCGATGATCATCTACCTATTTGGGATAAATGCTATTCATATTGTATACTGGAATGTTTTTACCACCAACGAAATGGTGAAATCTAATGTTGTAATACTTGCAATGACCATTATATTTTATGTATATGGTTTTGCCGATAAGTATTACTCAGGCAAGGGCTGTCAAAGTTTAATCTCTAGATTATAATGATATGGGAAAGTTATTTGGTTATCACACCTTGGGAGTGTTATTAAAATCGTTATCGGATTCTTGTTTTCGAGCAGACGAGCAAGAGAAGAGAGGGGAGAAGGTAACTGCTTGCGGAATGAGTAGCGATGAGATAGAAGACCTTTGTGAGAACTATCTGCCGTATGCTCTCAACCCTATGTTGAGCACCGAGGAGGTCAAGGAGAAGCTTCACGTTTCTGATGCAACATTGAATAGAATGGTTGCTAGAGGTGACATTCCGAACGGAAAATGCAAAAAGCGAGGGCATACCCGATATTTTAAGAAGTGGGATATACTGCACTTCATTAAGAGTAAGAGAAAATAATAGTTGAACATGTAAGTATTCCTTACAAGTTGAGTAAGAGAGGTAAGTGGTTACCTCTCTTTTTTATGTTTTCACATTTTCAAGAAGTCTTCTATATCTATGTACTCAATACCGAAATTCTCCGCACATTGTTTGTCGGAGTCCGAGAAGTCACCTTCTTTTCCGCTAGCATCACCTATCATTATCAGCTCACTTTTCTTCCAAGAAGAATACGACTCAAGCATTCCTGTATTTGGCTTTCTCATTTCTATCTCTGCATGTGATGGGCAATACATAGAGTTGACGAAGATATTTCGTCCGGTATGATTGCGAAGATATTTTTGCATAAAGCTTTCAATAGCCTTTATCTTTCCGATGAAATCCTGTTCGTCAACAAATTGAGGGATGCCTCCTTGGTTTGAGACTATTTCCACATAGTAAAGAGTAGGGAATGCATCTACAATCTTATCCAAAACCTCTTTACGGATTTTGAAATCTGTTACATCTGTAGGAAAGGTGTTTCCTGATATAGTTGTAATAATCGTGTCGTCTAAATCAATGAATAATACTTTTTTCTTGATTAAATATCCTTTTTCTGTCATAATTTTGCTTTTTTCTATATTGATATATTAATATCTTTATCTACGAAAATTAAGTTTGTAAAACACAGTTGTTCCGGTGTGTCTCACCAATTTTATTACAATGCAAAGATACGACAAAAAAGATGGCCTTGCAAATAAATTAATGCAAATTTTAAAACGTTATCTGTTTTTAATGAAATCATTAACAATTCTCTCTATGGTGTCTTGCTTGATAGCTATAGGGGCATCACCTTGATATTCTATCACTTGGTTGCCGCATTCCTTCCAAAATAGGTTGCTATTGATGCGTTCGCCATCTACCAAGATCCAATCCGGATGATGTTCAAACGAATGCATATTAGTTAGCGGAACGAGAATGAATAATTTATTCTCCATCTTGTTTACGAGTACCGACAAGTCATTATCATCAAATGTAATGATAACTCGATTTTCATTCTCAGATAGAACGTTAAAATCCTCATTAAAACGTTCATAAAGGTAATTTTTGATTTTCGAACAACTCATATTCTTGTAATTTTATAGGAGGGCAGATGGAAAAATCCAAGGTCTGCCCACCAAGTTAAACTTATAAGGAAATCTTCTATAATATCGACTGACAGAGCCATCCCATAAGATAGCATGGTTCTTCGCCTTGCATATCTATTCCCAGATGGTTGCATATATGTGCTACTACATGAAACATTTCATGTGTGAGACTATTTATATACTCACCTTCAGAAGTAGATTTGCAAATGAGCACAACACTTGTTTTCTTTGAAACATTTGTGTATGTCAATCCTTTGTTTGAAGAATCGGTTGAAATGTGGTCGTATGCATTCAATAATGGTTGCCCCTTACAATCAATGGAACTTAGTAAGTCCATAGCTTCGTCAACATCTTCTTGATTAGCTACATGACATACAATCACATTCCAATCGTATTTCTCCAAGTAAATTTCTTGTTTAATCATAATACATCATCCCATGGAATGCCGATACCATTATGGTTGCAATCGGCATAAAATCTATTGAAAATAAATCCGTCCGCTTGGTCTGGGTCATCCACCATATCCTTAATGAATTGAGCCAAAGCAGCTTCGTCTTTTAAAGAAGACTTAAAGAAATCGGCTCTAGCCATGTTTGCGACATAAACGAAATCGTAATTGTCGGCATTCTCCAACTTTACGTTGTTGACTTTAAGAAGTTCCTCGACTGTATCTTTTTCTGTCGGTTCAACTTTTTCGAGCTTACCAGTTGTTGCGTTTGTCTTGCGCATTAAGGTAATAGCCCAATCGCACATCTTTTTATTGAAGTGCCAGCCATTGTAGCGAAGGTATGCAATCATCCCTTCTGGCTTCATATCGTATGCGTCAAGTGGTATTTTGTATCTTCCCATAATAAAAGCTTTTAAAGGAGGTGGAGATTTCTCCCCACCTCAAAGTGTAATACTAATAGCGATAACCGCCACCTCTGCGACCACCATGTCTTTCACCATAGCGGTCATCATCGTCATCCCAATTGTCTCGGTAATCCGGCATTGGGTTTCTGTGACCCATTCGTCCATACTTGTCATCCCCCATTTCATCAATGCAGTGCATGAGTTTACCACCATACTTAAGCATCTTCTCTACAAGTTCTGACATTTCATTTACCTTGTTTTCGGTAATTTCTATCATGTATCCCATAATGATTTACTTTTTTGTATTAACTTTTTCCAAAGCCACTGACAACATAGACTTAATATCGGTCAAAGTTCCCTTCATTCCGCTAACCTCGCTTTTGAGGTTATTGATGTCTTCTTCCTGTTGTCTGTCTTTGGCTATTTGTGGATTCAATACGGCACGCATCTTTGCGCACTCTTCCATAACCTTTTTGTGGTATGGCTCGCTTTCCACAATCTCCTTAGAATGCCGATACATAGCCTCAACTTCCGCATCCATAGCTTCACGGCTTTCAGAAACCACGAGGTTTTCCGAATTTGCAATTTGCATATTGGATGGGAGTTGTTTGAACTCCATTTGTTCATTAGGCAATTTTACGACAACATCAACGGTAGTCTCCATTGGTTGTGGGTTGAATTGCCCAGGAGTATATGTTGGGAACTTAGGTTGTGGGTTACTGACCGATACAACCTGTCCGATTTTAAGACTTGGGTTTTCACCCTTGTCAAGCACATAGAATATGCTGTTAGGTCGAAGTCCTTGAAACATAGCTTTGTAATGTTAATTGTTAAACAATACCCGTCATTAGCTGAAGGGTGTTAGTATCTCGCTCGAACCAAAACTGATAAACTCCAGTTCCTGCAATGTCGGCTACCGTCAAAGGATTGCCGTTGAACTTAGTTACAGCTTGGGTTACGCCATTGGTCTCGAAAAGGATTGGCAGCGTATTTGTCGTACCAGTCGGAATAGCTTGATATAGGTTCACAAAGATAGTTCCCCTATAGTTAGCATTCACGAAGGCGTGGTTTCTGAACGAGAAAACGACATTTTCGGTGTTCACCACCACGCCTGTAGATGCGATAGCTGCCGAGCCGTTACGATTAACCCATGCAAAAGGTCTCATCCATAACATAGCAGCCTCCTTTCCTAATTAACCCCAAAAGCTTGCATTGTTGACACCATTCAGACCATATAAGCCTGTTTGCCAAGCAACGCAATTTGGAACAGCAGTAAATGGACTGTAGCTGGTTGTAACAGTTGATGGAAGCTTACACTTGATACCATCTACCTCTTTTTGCAAGCCAGCCAACATAGCGTTGACAGGTGCTATAGCTTGACCTACAATCTGCGAAGTCATGGCAGAAGACTTATAAGTTCCATTCTCTTCACGAAGATGGTCTATCTTGTCCTGCATATCTCTGAGTTCTGCTTGGCGTTGGCCATTAACTACGGTCTGAGTACTATCTTTAATAGCATTCAAAATGTCGCATGTCTGACCCTTGGTTTCGAAAGCAACATTAGAAAAGCCTCGTTCCTGACTTACGGCTACATTGTTGATGGCATTCTGCAAAGTGCCAGTCTGCTGACACATAGCCAACTTGACGTTTCCGTCCATAGCCGTAATATTGTTATTTACACGGCAGCAGCAATCAGCGAGTTGTGATGCAATCTGCATGTTACCTTGCTGAAGAGCGTTGATGGTTTGCATTCCGCTCATGCCTACTTGGTTGCCCACGTTCTGAACTTGGGTTGTCAAGGCAGAGATTGCTTGTTGAATCTGTCCTTCAGTACAATTGAGCTGAGTAGCGAGATTGCTGAGTGCATTACGATTGCCACCGATAGCATCCATAAGCAAGGAACGACCATAGTCATTGTTGATTTCATTGGCAAGACCTGCGCCATTACCACGACCACCAAAGCCGAAACCATTACCGCCCCAACCACAGAAGCAAAGGATAAAGAGCAGCCAAATGAACCAAGAACCATCGCCATTGCCGAATCCGTTATTACCCTTCATCGCAAGAAGAACGTTTGGGTCAACGCCTCTCTGTTGGAGCAAAGGAGCTATCAAGCTCATCATTCCTCCATTGTTACCTGAACCCTCTGGATTAAAAACATAAGTTTTTGATGTCTCCATAAGAATAATCTTTTTGTGTTAAACCTTAATTAAACTAACTCTATGTAACGTTACGGCTGCAAAGTTACGAATAATAAGGATAAGATAAAATAACTCTATCAAACTTTCTTTTAATCACTAATAATCAAGTAGTTAAGGTGATAGGAGGTAATGTCATACTTCCGGATGCATGGAAATCAAAGGCTTGTTTGCAAATTCCGTTTGCAGAAAACGAAAAATGCAAACGGAAATTAAGCACGCACAAACTTGAAACCAAATTTTTCAGTATAGTATTCCTCTTTAGGGTGTCTTTTTGTCTCGGAGTCATAGCAGAGAATAAACGGCTCACCCTTAGAGTAGAAATAGTTATAAGACTTTCGCAAATACATCTTTGCATTCAAAGCCTTTGGGGAGAGCTTTCTTATTCTTAACCTAGTTTCTTGAGGCTTACCCGACAACACTCTAAGTTCATCCATTTTATATTGCATATGCAGCTTTCTGCCTTTACTAGCATACTTTTCTTTATTCCAATAGCTTCTCAAAGACCTGTTACGCTCTTTACGAATCCTATTTATCGTTTCTACATCGTGTTTCAAGCCAAGCTTACTGACTTGTCCTAATATTGTAGACTGAGGAATATTCGTTACTTCTGAGATTTCTCTCGCTGTCATCGTTTTGTACATGTCGGAGATTTTGCGGATAGTCTCATTATTCAATTTATTGTCTATTTTCGTACCACCTAAAATAGTGATATACTTGTATAATGTATGTAAGGTTACACCAGCAGCCTTGGCTACTTCCTTTCGTGGGTAGTCATTGATGTGGACTTTGATATAGTCCATCTGTTCTTGTGTTAATCTTCTTGGCATTCTTCGTCCTCCTCAAAAGAAAATCCGTATTTGTTCTTGTAGAATTCTTCATCCATTCTGCGAGTATTCCGGTCATAACCTAAGATGTATGGTTCACCTTCAAAAGCAAAATACCCATACTTATTTATAAGATGGTACTTGGCATGATATGATTTTATCGGCATTTCTGAAAATTTGAATTTCGTCTGCTGCGGAATACAGGATATAACTCGGAATTTCTCCATCTGCATAGTTCTTTGCCAGCTTTTCACCCTTTTGCCAATAGTTGCTTTATCATATGCTTTTTTTAAGTTAGCCAAACTATTCTTTTTAAGTCTTTCGATAGTTTCTTCTGAATGAGTAAGCTTTAGCCTTTTAGCAGCCTTGCCTACCGTAGACGGATGGCAGCCTACAATTACTGCAATCTCTCTGACCGAATGGTCAGGATATAGTTTTGTGATTTGTTCATCACGTTTCTTGTCGGGTTGCGGAACAGGTCTTTTATGTTCGATTTTACAATTGCAATCATGTAGAATCTTATACAAGAATTTCACGCTGACACCCATTCTTTGTGCCAACTTGTATCTTGGCCGTTCATTTATGTGCGCCTTAATAAAGTTTATTGTGTCTTGTTCTATAACTTTCATTTTTATTCAGTTTTTGTGGTGTGTCTCACCTGTTTTTTGCAAAGATAATGAGATTTTATTGGCAGAGCAAATATTTTAATGTGTTATAACTTAGTTTAAGGAAAAATTTAATTATTTGCACAAAAATTAATTGTGTAGTTTTCTGACTCGGCTATTTCCACATTATTATATATAAATAGCTATCTTTGCAACAAAAAACACAAAGAAATGACAGCGGAAACTATTCAATTAATACAGACGGGAATTAATCTTCTTTGTGCATCGGGTGTAATCTCAACGCTGCTGTACTATAATAGTAGAAAGCGAAAGGAGGCGGCACTCGCATCACAGGAAGAGAATAAGACTATTTCATCATATGCCGATGAGTGGAAGGCTCTCTATGAACGTTCCAACGAGTCGGTCGTTAATCTTAACAGTAAAATAGATGAATTGTATGAGGAAATCAATCAGTATCGTATTACCATACGCAATCTTAGGGATGAGAAGAACGATTTGAAGCTTGCCTTGCATGAGGCACAATGGAACAGATGCATCAAGGATGGATGCCAACTTAGAACCCCACCAAGAAAGCGAGAATCCTTAGAAACGTTGGTTGAAAAGGAAGAAAATGAGATATATCGTGACAGGGAGGATTAAAATATGGTTAAGTATCTGAAATTACTCATACAAGTTAATAGCGGACATTCAAGCAAGGCATTCTTCTTAGTGTCCGTTACTCTGATAGGTCTCTTGATGCTCCTGGTTGTCTGCTTTATCTTAGTGTGGGAAGTGGTGACTTATGGGACGATCAAGACCGATTTGATGGGGTTAAGTGCATTTGTTGGTAGTGTAGCTAGTTTGTTCGTCACGGCTGGCATTACCAAGACGATAGGGGAACGTGGCGAACATCAAAACATAAACGACAAATAGACTATGGCAGACTCAAGTATTTTACAACCATTCATCCTCTCATTCGAGGGTGGATATTCTAACAAAAAGAGTGATAGGGGAGGCGCAACGATGAAAGGCGTGACTCTAGAGACGTTCCGTAAAGTTTATGGTGCTAGTAAGACTGCATCGGACTTGAAGAAGATAACTGATGAACAATGGCATCACATATTCAAGAAATATTATTGGGATGCTTGCAAGGCTGACCAAATCAACAACCAGTCTGTGGCTAATCTCTTGGTTGACTTTGCTTATAATAGTGGAGTAAGCAGAGCCGTACAAAAGATTCAAACTATCGTAGGAACAAAAGCTGATGGCATCATGGGCAATATGACCTTAGCTGCTATCAATTCATACAAACAAGGTCAATGGGCGTTGTTCGATAAGCTGAAGGTGTCACGAATTGCCTTTCTCAATGCGATTGTGAACAATGACCCAAAGCAAAGTGTGAACCTGCATGGATGGCTTCGCAGGGTTGGAAATATACAATATGGAAAGCTCGTATGTAATACCGGAAAGATAATCACTTGGTAATCTTACGAGACACAGGCTCAACTAAGGCATTAGTAAGACCATCATTCTTAATTGGGTGGTGGTTTTTTCTTCACTTTTGAAATTTTGAAAAAGAAAGAGTGGGCGAAGAAATCGTTCCTTTTGGTTTTATTTGTACCTTTGCACTCAAAAAGGAGGTTGATATGGAGCTTAGATTTGACTGGTGGCGTTGGCTCGTTACCATATTGGTAGGTTTCTTCATCATGCTGATGATGTACGGATGCCGGACAACAAGATATATAGAAGTGGAAAAGGTGGTGCGAGACACTACTACTTACGCCCATTGGGACTCAATTATCAACGAAAGGGTCAAGCTTATTCGGGACAGCTTGCTATCTTATCATTGGGAGCAGACCGAAAAACAGGTTAAGGATTCCACATACATCAAGGATGATGTCAAGACAAGGGTAGATGAGAGTGGTAAGGTGCTAGGTAAGGATTCTACTCATATAGAGATTAGATACAGGGACAGCAAGGAACTATCCAAGGTTCGTGATAGCCTTATTCATTATAAGGAGATAGCAGAGCGAGCGAGTATATATAAGGCTCAGAGGGATAGCCTAAACAGAGAATTGAGTATCGCCCAGACCAAAAAGGAATATATTGAGAAAGACTTGGAGGGATGGGATTTGTTCTATTGGAAATTCGGTATGATTTCCTTTTGGGTCGTTTCCTTAATGCTGGTTACAATGATTTTCTTTCTCACGGTAAAATATAAGAAAAAGTTATTTTATTAGGTTGGTTTTTAGTTATTAAGGTTTTAGATTGGTTTAAGGTAACAACTTATGGAGCAGCTGCCAGTGATGGTGGTTGCTCTCTTTTTTTTGTCTTGAAAATGCCTTAGAGTGTTAAATGTTAAAATTGCAAGCGGTTTAATGTATTTATAGTTTCGTATATGTAATTAAAATTGTATTTTGTGTTAAAAATGCGCAATCGGAGTAAAATAACGCACTAAAGACCTTGCAGTATGAAAATGAATTAGTATCTTTGCAGCGTGCTTTGTTGGTGCTGACACGCTTACAAGAATCAATAAGATTTTCCGTGGCGAAAGCCATACCACGATAATCCTTACCTAGATTTCGGTGTCAGACGAATGAAGGGTAAGGATTTCTTTTTAGAATCCTTGTTTTGAGTCGAAACATTCTTAGATTGCTCTAGGTTAGCAATGGGCAATAATTGTTGGAGTAGGCGAAACACAGATAAGGTAAACAAATAAGGAATTTATGGGAAAGCATTATTTACACATACGTATGGACTTGGTAAAGAAGTATACCTATGGTGCGTCATCGCAAGAAGTGAAAGCGCACAAGGAGACTCTTTGCTTTGCCATTTGGTGTAAGATGCAACGCAGAAATTCTGTAATATTTAACTTAACCATCAAGGATGTAAAGAAAAAACTCGGTGTAGGCTATCCAAAGGCAAGAAAATTGCTAAAGGATGTCAAGGAGGATGGACTCTTTACAGAACTTGGTAACGGGCGATTTATCGTGAATACGTTCCGTGATAAAGAAAAGAAGCCCAATAAAAAGGGCGGTCGCTTTCAAGGGGCTTACGTTTGTCGTATTCCTATTAATAAGGACTATAAGCTAAAGGAGTTATATTCTATAGTCAACAATATTTTGTACACATCGGTTATTAGTGGTGCTCGTCAAGACTGTTTTAACGTTGGCAACAATGATTGTGCTTGGCATCAACTAACTACTAACTCGTTTGCAAAGGTTGTGAATATGGGTCATGGCTCTATATGCCGAATCAAGAAGAATCTTATCTGCGAAGGTAAGATTAAGTCCACGTATGCGGAAATGCACATGGCAGATGATAGAAACGAGGGAGAGATGGAACGAACATTGCAAAGGTTTGGTCGTAGGAACTTTACGTTTAACGTAGGTAACCTGCACTATTTAATTATACCTTGCTCTTACTCTTTTGGAGACCGAGAGACTTCTATTGCTATCAAGCACAGAATCTATGGTTATAAATTGAAGGGACATCGAATGCAAATAAAGGAAAATGGCACAATAGGAAATCTACCTGATGACTTCTATGGTGGGTAAGTTCTATTTTGGACATTTTCATATTAGTAGTTAGTTGGAATAAGTATAGGAGTCTTTAAGAGGCTAACGTGTTCCTTGATATATTACGTGTTATTATTATATATACGAGATTATGAAGAAGATAGAAGAAAAGTACTTGGAATCAGAACATCAAGTTAGAGCTTATGATGTTTATCTGAGTTCATATCGTGTGAAAGGTGCAAATCGAGTGTTGGCTTATAGTCGATTGTATGATGGTGACAAATTCATTCGTGACAACTTCCTGGTCAACGAGCAACAAGCCGACAAAATAGAGGCTATGTTTGACTTGGTTAATAGAATATTGGAAACTTGTAAGGATATAGACTTGTTTACGATTCGTGTTTCAAACAAAACTTTTGCGAATTTAGTGAAGAATGCTGACTTTGCGGAAGAGTCTAATCGCTACTTTGGCAATATATCTAGATTTAAACGTCTGCTTGGCAAGAGGGAGGTGATAATTGTTATTCCCAATTGGTGTACCGCAAACAAAAAAGATTATGCTATTGACGAAATGGCAAAGGATTTGTATGCGAAGATACCATCTTCCCGAGTCTTTTCGGGTTTCTGTATAAAGAAAAATTGGATAGAAAAGGGCTTTATCGAAGATTTGTGGGACTTGTTATGGAAAAACGAATGGAGACAGAAAGATGGAAACTATTGTGATGATTGGCGAACATTGGCAGGCGCTTACAACTCCGTTTTGCGAACAGGCAAGAATGCAAAGTATGGAAAGGTTCAACCTAAGAAAGAAGAAACTGTTGTGGAAAGAAAAAGGCTTCTTCCAAACTATATTTGCTATACAGATGGCAGCTGCGATAACTATTCCACCCATAAGGCAGGTGGTTCTGCGTATATTGTTGTGAATACATCTACAGGTGAACTTGAAAAGGTCAAGACACACCATTGCTTGCATACTACCAATAATAGAATGGAGATGTTAGCGATAATATCAGCCGTTAATTATTGCCCGAAAGGTTCTGTCATAGAGGTTCGAAGTGATTCCAAGTACGCATTAAAGATGTTCCGCTATACAGATTGGGAAATAGGCGCAGATATAAAGAACACAGATTTAATCAAGTTGTATCGTAAGTGTGCAAAGGATAAGCTTGTTATTTTGACTTGGGTAAAGGGACATAATGGCGATGATTTGAACGAGCAAGCGGATTGCTTGGCTTTTGGTGCATATGAGAAAGCATTAAAAGAGAATGGCTTACCAATGGCTCCTGAGAAGTATCGTGCTATGAGACGAGGCAAGCAGACGGTGTTTGAAACAGATAATTAAAGATAAATTTGATTTATTATGAAAGAGTTAAGTTTTGATAAGCTATACGTAAAGTTTAGCAATTTATATTGTGAGTATCGTAGTAGAAAGCAATTCTTGAAGTGGTTGAAATCCTCAAAGAATCTTTCTGAAGAGTTGTTTGAAGTAACGCCAAGTGAAGGTGGTTCGTTTGACGTTGTGTTGTCTTTTGAAGAGATAAAGGATGTATTCCCGATTATGGAGAATTCATTGCCTAAGTACGAAAACGATATAAAGCAAGTTCTTTTGGCTATAAAGGAAATGGGACAGCTTGAAGTTGCAAAGATATGGCATGAGGATGATTGGGGTGATGGCTTTGTAGAGGATTTTTGTAAAACCCATGATATTTAATGAAGATACGGACGTTTGAACTTTGTGCCGGATATGACTCTCAACTGATGGCTTTAGAGCGGTTGAAGAAGAAATATTCTGATTTCGATTACGAGTGCATCGGATGGTCTGAGATAGAGCCAAATGCAATAGCTTTGCATAATGCTTGCTTTCCTAGTCTATCCGGCAAGAACTTTGGTGACATGACCAAGATAGATTGGAGCAAGGTAGCCGATTTTGACTTGCTGACATATTCAACACCTTGCCAGTCTGTTTCGCAAGCCGGAAAGCAGAAAGGAATAGAGGAGGGAAGCAATACACGTTCCTCTATCCTTTGGTTCACAAGAAACGCCATTATTACCAAGAGGCCGAAATACCTCTTGATGGAGAATGTAGAGGCTTTGGTTCAAACAAAGTTCATAGGGTTCTTTAACAAGTGGCGCAAGGAGTTAGAATCATATGGATATATCAACTTCGCTAAGGTGGTAAATGCAGCCGACTGCGGTGTTCCTCAGAACAGAAAGCGTGTATTCATGCTCTCTATACGAAACGATGGTGATAAGATAGATTATCATTTTCCGAGAAAGACAAAACTAGAGAAACACTTGGTTGATGTCTTGGAGGAAAATGTGGATGAGAAGTACTTTTTTAGTGATGACTTGCTATGTAAAGAGAAATTTGTATCGAATGAATGGAAAGAACCTATGAGTGCAGCTATAAGAACTCGTTCTGAGGGGAAGTGGATAAAAGGCGAAAAGCATAGTTCAAAGGTCGAACTTGGAAAGAACATAGCCAATACCATTACATCTGCGAGCAAGGACTCCTTGGTTGTGCTTGGAGACACAAGGTTGCGCATTAGGCGTTTGACTCCGAGAGAACTCTTCCGCTTAATGAACGTTGACGAAGAATACATAGACAAGATGCTTGAAAGTGGAGTGTCGAAGTCAAGTCTTCAAAAGGCTGCTGGAAATTCGATTGTCGTAGCTTGCATGGAGAGGATATTCAAGGAACTTTGGTTTTCTGAGAGTAATGTTAAGGTCGCTGATGATGGTCAGCTATGCTTATTTTAAATATTGACGATATGATGTTTTTAAATATTAACGAGAAAAAGGAGAAAGCAAATGCTATCTCATACAAGATAGATGAGTACATCTGGGGACGAAAGGATTTTGTTACCGATTGCCCCTATGGTGAGAAAGGCAGATACACCAATGCAATTAATAAAGTTGGTGATTTGGGGTGTAATACTTGTGAATGGCAGGTAAGACATGACCCAAGTACGCAAGTTGTGATGTGCTCCCATCCAAAGGTGTAGAAGAGCGAGATTAATAAACTTTTTAAGGATATGTGATATGGATAAGGAGAAATTAAAGAATGATTACGAGAATGCTTGCAATGCTTACTTGAAGGCATTCTGTGAGAAGCATGAATTTTACGGATTAGATAATCCGGAGACATTTTGGATAGGTGACCAAGTTGGAGGAATAGCTAATTGTGGCGATTTGACTTTCGATATGGCTACTATTGTAACAGATATTGAAAAGGAAGCTCCCGAAGAAGAGTTGTTGAAGTGGTACGATTATACTATTGAAGCTAGAGAGTTCAATTTGCCTGTTCCAAACTTCGACCATTGGCTTATGGGGTGTCCTATAACACCAAGTAAATGGTTCGAGATTATGCGAGCAAAGCGCAAGGAATTTGAGGACTTGTTGAAACAAGAAAATGAAAGGTTGAAAAATGGAAAGAAGTAATCTTTTTAATCATTTGTTGAGGATATTTGATGAAGGTCTCAGTATGAAGACTACCGAACTTGAATATGGTACACTTGAAGTTACTGTAGAGAATCGAAGCCAAGACAAGAAAATCACATTCTTAGCAAAGGGTATGGAGGATGCCAATCAGAAAGCAGCGGAATGGCAGGTTGGACAAATGCTCTTGAATTGCGATGATTTCGAGGAGATTGTTATGTTCTTGGCTCAAAGAAAGAAACTTAAAAAGGAAATGTCAAATGGATAAGAATTTTAGAAGTTGTTTTTGTTGCGTCCATTTCTTGGTAATACAAAATACAAGTATAGGAAATATTTTGAAATGCAAGAAAGGTAGCACTACGAAAGTACAAGGGAAGCGATTGACAGAAATCGCTGCAAGATGCAAAAATTACAAAGCGTGAGGCACACGTTAAAGAACATAGTAAGATAAAATTAAGGATAAAGGTAATTGGCCGCATGAGTATTTGAGAAAGAGAAAAATGTAAAAAGTTTAAAATAAATGGTAGAAACTATATCAAACAATTAAAATACATTAATAATATAAAGAAACACATTAAAACGCTTGCATGTTTCGAATATTCTTTGTATCTTTGCATTGCAATTAAGAAATAAAGGTTATTAATTTGAAAAGGTGAGACACACCATAAAAACTGGGAATGATGACAAAAAAGGAAATAATAAAACAATGGTTGGATGAGCCGAAAGTGAGATATTGTAATAATTCTAATTTCACTTTGGGTTATGGTGATGGCTGGGATTGGGTTAAAGATGTTCTACGACCAGCTATCACGAAGAACGCTATGTTTCTCAGATTCTTGGAGTATGGTATCCGTGAGATAGAAGAGTTTTTGAAATCAAAAACCGGAAAACCGAGCGAAGAGGATTGTTCCTTGTATTCTGTTGGATATAAGGATGGTGTCAATGATGCCATGATTGCAATTAAGAATAGATTTGAAAATTTAAAATAGGAGGTTAAATGGATTTAGGAAAGGCGATTAAGACAATGAGGGTAAGCAAGGGCTTGACCCAACGACAACTTGGTAAGGCTATCGGTTGTAGTGAGACAAATATGTTGTTTATGGAGACCGGAAGAACGTTTCCACGTAAGAGTAAGATTGATGCAATATGCAAGGTATTGGAGATTCCGATGTCTTATTTGTTGATGTTCTCTATTACACCGGATGATATTCCGGAAGATAAGCAGAGTTTGTATACAAGCATCGTTGAGCCGATGCGTAACGAATTTATTAGGGAGTTGTTGCGATGAAGAGATGCTATTATTTTGTGGCTAAGTATGTCAAGAATGGCATAATACGTACATGTACAGGTACACAAGAGACGATTGATGGCTATTTTGATTTCGTCAGTGCTGGAAATTTTATAGCACAGAAACATAATGTTGATTCAAAAGACGTAATTGTAACTTTTTGGTCTGAGATTAATTCAGTAATGTTAGATAAATATAAAAAGCATTAGAAAGCATAAAAAATGGTTGAATTCGAGTATGAAGGCAGTATCATTTGGAAAAATTACGATTTCCATTTTATGCCTTGTGTAGGTGATAAAGTCGTGATTAACAATCTTACATACAAGATTAAGTCTCGTGTGTTCAAGTGCCAAGGAAAGACAGTTAAAGTTGTTTTAAAAAAGGTTGATAATGAAAATACGAATAGTTAAATATGTTTGTGCCGATGGAGTAGAAAGAGGTATCTTGGAGTACCGTAACCATTGGTGGGAGAAGTGGGAGCCATTGCATCAGGACGGAAAGCTGGCTTATGTTTCATATATGGGAACGAAACCATATAAGTCATTGCAGGAAGAGTGCTTTGATGTACTTGGATTGAATGAAGAACAGATAAAGGTGCGTGAACAGATGTCCCGTTATATCTTGGATGCAGAAGAGGTATATGTTGGTGCTAGAATAGGCAACGAATATCATATCGGCTATGATGTTGATAATGATGAGAGTCTTGAAACGCTTAGAAATTTGGAGGAATAGTTATGATCGGAAAGATTTTTTCGGTTAATACCGATATTGTATATCGTAGAGAGGAGAGTTTGAATCTCTTCGAAGGCAAGAAAAAACTTGATAAGGTGGTGTCTGGTCGGGTATTCAAGGAACAAATCAAGTTGCTTGGTTTTACCATCAGGACAAAGTATTTTTATCAGATTTGCTGTCCACAAGTCAATATGAATGATACCCATGAGGTTATTGTATTGAATAAGGTCGAGGATTTGGTAAGGACAGAGTGCTATAACAAGGTTGTTGAATATTCTAATAGAAAACATCATGCCTAGTGTTAATTGTTTCAGAAGAGTTCTGTTAGATGTCGGTGGCAAGAAGATAATTATCAGTGTGCCGCATGGAATGACCGAAACCGAAGTAAACAAGGTTATGATTGTTACTAGAGGTTATCTTCAGCAATATGTCTATGTTGAAATGGTGTTGGCAGAGTGCTTCATGCAGAAAATCGAAAAGAGTATTCTGAAGAAGAAATGCGTTAGGTTTGAAGTGAAGAAGAAGTGGGTGGACTGCAAGAAGAACCTTCGCAAGGCGATTAAGTATTATGACGCTTATGTTCCTAATGCAGATTTCAATAACGAATTCGCAATGACGTTCTATGACAAGATTAGTGAAGACTTGTACAAGTTGCGAGATAAGCTTGCGGTGAGGTTACAGAACTTAGGGATTGGTGAAAAATCGGGAGTTTATGCGAATGCAATCATCCTGTACAATCTGACCAACCTTTGTTTGGGAACTTACGAGAATATCATCCGTAAGCTGTATGAAGATTTGCATGTTAACTTAATGCAAGCGTTCAAGGATTTTGCTCCTATCTTGGCCTTTGAAAATTCTTATGACTTCATGGCATTGGTGATGGATAAGGATTTCAAAAGATTGGCTGACCATTTGATGACTAAAGAGATTCTTTCTTATTTCGATAAGGTGAGAAACGGTGTCTTCAACGAACAGACTTTGAATGCAGCCGCTGTAAATGCGACAGAAGACTTGAAAGACGATGAGAAGGATTTGCAGAAAACTTATATCGGAATTAGTGACTTTATGAAGAGTGACTATCCTTTGGAGAGTGTGACATCTAAGAAAGCAAGCTAATGAAAATCGAACCAAGTGAGTTCTTGCCTATAGGTAATGAATTTCAGAAAATCTTCGGAATAAGCTTTGGAAAATTCATTGATATGCGGTTTCTTTTAGCGAGAAAAGAGTTAGTCTTCAATCTGCTGAAGTTCACAGATTGGCTTGAAGAGTGCTATCCGGATGAGTGTTCCATTGATGGAGTGAGCTATAATGCTGTTGTCGAGCGAAAGTTTGGTAAGCGAGGTGTTAAAATGATTAAGAAGTTGATAGGATGAAGTACATGGGTAGTAAGGCTAGAATCGTGCATGAAATATTGCCGATTATGCTGGACAAGGAACATGATACGTTTGTAGATGCTTTCTGTGGTGGTTGTAGCGTTATTGAGAACGTTCCGGACACGTATCGCAGGATTGCCAACGATAAGAATAGGTATCTTATCGAAATGTGGAAGTATCTTCAGAATGATGGGTTTGTCTTCAACCATATTAGTAAGACGTTGTATAACTTTGCAAGAGACTGCTATCACGGAAAGAATAATTTCTTCACAGAAGCAGGTGTCGGACTAATTGGCTTTATGGCGAGCTTTAATGGTCGCTTCTTTGATGGTGGCTATAGCGGACATAATGTTGTCGGCAAGAACGGAAAGGCAAGAGATTACATAAGGGAGCAGATTGAAAACACAATGCGTGATATACCCCTTCTACAGGGTGTTGAGTTCTATAGCGGCAGTTATGATGAACTTGTGATACCGGATAGGAGTATAGTGTATTGCGATTTGCCTTACAAAGCTACGAAAAAGTATGATGTATCAAAGAATTTCGATTACGAAAGATTCTATATATGGTGCATGGAAATGGCTAGAAGAGGTCATAAGGTATTTATCAGCGAATACCAGATGCCACAGGAGTTCAGATGTGTTTGGGAAAAGGAAGTAACCAATTCCCTTAACCCGAATATTACAAAGAGACCTATTGAAAGGTTGTTTACTATTGATTAGAATGAAGAAATGAAAGGAACTTATTGCTTGGAGGATACGCTTTACAATACAAAGCGTTACTTCACTATGGAGAATGGAGTGGTGTCAGGAACAGAACTTGCACAAGAAGACTTTAACGTGTTCCTTGATCTTGCAAGTCGGCTTGGTTATAATGTAGTGAAATTATGACTAGGCGAGTAAACAAGGATTGTCTGTTCTCGGCAGAAGAATAGGATGAGTTCAGAGCTGCCTTGTATAATGTGAATACATCTTTTCACTGCTGTAATGCAGCTCCGGTAGACTGGGCGGCAGGATGGCAGCGGAATGATATAAGAAAGACGAGGTAGGATTGACATAAGTTACCAAATACCCACGTGTCAAAGCCGTGTGATGCCTTGCGTGGGGGCGGGATTGTAAACTTAGGAGTCACACGGCTTTATTTGAAGTTTCATAACTACAAATAGCCTATCGCTAATGGTTGCTCCCTTGGGCAGGGAGATAGTTAATACCGCATCGTAAGATGTGAACACTTAAAATTTGCCGACAACCATTGGTAAAAGCCCATCAGTCAGCGGCAGAAACCCTTGGGCAAGGTTGGGAATGGTGCACAGTCTTCAAATTCGCATCTGTCGCTGACAAACGGATGAGTGGCATTGGCAACTGAAAGCAATGCGACCCTCGCAAACTTGGAGCGGATTTTCTGATTAAACATTCCGTGTACCAGGTCACTGGGGAGGAATTGGCACCAACAAGGGTTTAAATCCCTTGTCATCCACTAATTTTAAAAGGTTAAATTATGAATGAGTATTGTGAGAATTTGATTTCAAATGGAGTTCCTAGCTGGATAGTAGAGGAGGCTTATAAATTTACAATTGAGCCTTTGAAATCAACAGAAGGCTTGGTAGGAATTGATAAGGAAAATAGTGAGCTATATAGAAATGTCATTATCGCCGCCTACATTGAGGGTGCTAGTGCTACATTGGAAAAAGTGCAAAGATATTATGGCGGTGAGAAACATAGTTAGACAATGGAACGAGGCAACAGGAGGATATTCGTACCGCTTCAAAGGTGGAGATATTTTCCTTCGCTTGGTAAAGGCTGATGGTATTTATGAATTGCGTAACCCTATAGGTTATGGTGTTCAAGTAGTCAAATGCAAAGACTTGGATGAAGCAGATGCAAAAGCCAAGGAAGTGCTAGAAGCTTTTTTTGAAGACAAAGTTAACATAAAAGTTATTTGATTATGGACTTAGAAATGTTGATTGATAAGATAGACTTTAGTCAAGGTGCAAGGCAGATAGCCAAGCAAGCCTTGGAGTTGGGAATGAAATACCAAAAGGACGGTGCTTGGCATCCGGTAGAAGAATTGCCTGAGTACAACAGACGCATTGTCGGTCTGACTAAGGTTCGTAAGCGTTTCAAGCATCTGAATTTCTTAGGCGAGGAATGGTGGAATAGGTTCACGAAATCAAACGCCATCTATAAATGGGCTTATGTGGATGATTTGATATGATAGTAATCGTAGAAATCCATAATGCTATTTTGTTTTAAAGGTTTGTCCCATCACTATATATAATAATGTAGTGGTGGGGATTTTTTTGTTAACGTCAGCAAATTATTTGTTTGTATCATTATAGAGTGTTAAAAGATACAAGAAATACATTAAATAATTTGCATATTTCAATAATTCTTTGTATCTTTGCATTGTAATTAAGAAACAAGGTTACTAATTTTAAAATGGTGAGACACACCACAAAAACTGTAAGAAGAAAGTGGAAAAGAATAATGTTTATGTAGAGGTGTTGGCAAAGATTGCCAGCCTCATGGGTAGAACAAAGGAGTCTATCCAGATGTCGTCTTCAAATACTCATACGAGTATTACGATGTTTGCCGAAAATAATAGCAAGATTATTGGAAATTGGTATTTTGATGCTTCCGATAGCAAGGAGTTGGTGGATGCTACCTTCAATGGTCTGAAGGCTTTGGTTGAGTCTCTTGAGCACAATAAGAGCAATGACGGACAAGCAGCGTAAGTACATAGAAAGTCTTATCAAGAAAGTGTTTCGTAATGCAGATTCGCAGAGCGAAATACTTTCCAGATTGGATAGGGTTAAGATTTCAAGCCATCAAGCTTCAGTAATGATACATGCATTGAAGTTAGAGTGCAATATCGGTCGCTCCGTTCCGGCATATATGTTAATGGCAAACAATCTAAATTCAAAAATGGATGAGTTCTTTAGTATATTAGGGTACGATGAATGACGTATTCTTTAAGAAGAAAAGAAGTTGATATGAAAAAGGTAATTATGATAATAGCCGTTGCCGCCATTTTGGTAGGTTGCAAAGGTAAGGGTACAAGAGTCCAAATCTCGGATTCTGTTGACAAATTCAAGGTCGAGAAATTGTTTGTCGTGGATAGTATAACAGTATACAGGTTCTATGACCAAGGAAATGCTATCTATTTCACTAACCGGAAAGGTAGGGTAGATGCGACCCATTCCGAGTACAATCCGGTTACTCACACATACAATGACGAGGTTAACGAAACTTTATGTGAAGGAGACTGAAAAATGGAAAAGAGATTAACTAAGGAAGAGTTCCTTAAGGACTTATGGCATCCTGCTAGCGAAATGCCTGATAAAAATAGAACATGCTTGGTAAGAGTTGTTTATCATCCTAATCATGGGATGTTTCAAGATGAAGAAAGAATAGAACAATCATCTTTTCACGATTTTGGATGGTATGATTACGATTTCAAATATATTGGAACTAATTATGATATTATTAGCTGGCTCTATATTAGTGATTTACTTCCAAAGGAAGGAGGTGAACAATGACTAAATGGTACTCTGCAAAAGAAGCTCCAAACTACGAAGAATGGATTCTTACAGAATGGTATGATGGAGACGATGGAGGTCTTAAGTACGAAGCTGATTATCTTTACTCTTTTGTTTATTGGAAAGATTATGTAAGGAGAAACAACATCACAAAGTGGTGTTATATTAAAGATATAAAAGATTAGGTATATGAAAGTACTTAAGAAGATTTTTGGTGAGCATGTTTTCGATAATCGAAATAAAGGCTTGTAGTGTTAGTCCGAATTTAAAGAGGAGGTTTGATTATGAAATTATCTGAAATAGAATTAGATTTTTTGTATGAGAAATCTGCCGAGTTGTTTAGAGATAAAGTAAAACAACGAGGGGAAGATTATGAACATGATAATAGATGCGCTTGTCCTGAAGCAGTTCGCAGAACTCATCTACGAACTCTTGCAAGAGAATCTATAGAAGATGTTAAGATTTTAATTGAAGAACTACGTAATAATGGTTATGAAGCTTAATAAAATGGTTTTTGACGATAAGAAAATAGAAGAAGCTGCACGACTTGACGATAAAGAATACTACGATAGATTATCGGATAATGATAGATGCTTCTTCGAGTATGGTTTTAGACGTGGATATAATCGAGCTTTGAAGGATTTGTGGCATCCTGCTAGTGAGATACCAAGTGAAGGAAAACCTTTAATAGTAGAGTATAGTATTACAGATACTATTAAAGATTATGCATCATTAAAGAGGTTAAATAATAGTTATGTTTACTGGGATTGGGTTTCTTATTTTGAAAGCGCAAATATAACTCGGTGGCTCTATATTGATGATTTACTGCCAAAGGAAGGAGGTAATCAATGAAAACATTTATCTTTGATGTTATGCTCAACGGAAGATTTGTCTGCACGTTAAAGTATAAATATTGTGCGCTCTTCCCGATAGATTTTGAAGATTTAGAAAAGTTCGTCCTCCAAAAGAGACCTACTTTGAAAGGTTATGATTTTAGAATTATGTTTTAAGGAGTAAAGCGTATGTATTTTGAATATAGAATAGTCAAAATTGAGAAAGGTTTGTTTCTCATCGAGTATAAGACCGCTCCTTATGGAGTTTGGCATGAAGTAAAAAACAAACAGTTCAAGACTAAGCCAAAGGCAGAAGCTTGGGCTAGAAAGAACTTAGTGTAAAAAGTAAAGCGTATGAAACAGAAGTTGAAAATGATATGGCGAATCCTCCGTGACAGACAGGTTGTAGTAATAACCGAAAGTTACGGAAGACTATATTGTAATTGGGATGCAAGAAGTCTTGAAGATGTTTGCCAAATGTGTTGTGAGACATTTGATAAAGCTAAAGAAATGTTGGATAAAAAGTAAAGAGATATGTTGTACGAAGCAAAAAAGGGAAGTAAGGCTTACGAATACATTAAAGGTATTCTCGAAGCTGAAGAAAAAGAGCGTCAAGCCTACATGAAAAGAGTGGAAGAAGCCGTAGGCTTCGAGTTTGAGAAGTATCAAGGTTATCAGCCTAACCGCAGTCTGCTGCGAGAATATGAAATAACCGCCATCTGGATACCATCCGAGCGTTTCGCCACGCTAGATAAAAAAGTATGGAGAAAGGTAGATAGCAAAATGCTAGAGGATGGCTATTATGTAGCCGTAGCGCCTAACAAGCGATATAAGCAGGGCAAGGCTGTCGCCGCCGTACTTGCATCCTACAAGGCTATCACCAACCATTTCAAGATATTGAATGAGTTGGGCATAGGGGATTCTCAAAGTGGTTCTATCTCCATCACTCAGCTTCTCCGTCACAAAGACCGCATTTTCGCCTTCTTCGATGATGGCATCCGAGCAGAGAAATGTAACTCCGATTTCGAGGAAATCACGATAGGTGAATATGAGGATCTTATTAATAGCAAAGATTAAAGCGTATGGCACAGAAATATATTGAAGATGACTTTGTGATGACAAGAACAGAGCCAAACAACTTTACACCAAATGGTGTTGTTTGTAAGTTTGTTGACTATGAAACAATAGACAAAGTGTTATTAAGAACGATTAATGGCATTGATGGATTTATTGTAGAAAAAGGTCAGTTTGTTCCTATTCCTCTTACCCCATCCATTCTAGAGAAGAATGGATGGGAACATAAGGACGATATATATTTCAAGGAATTTCCACACCGAAAGCTTGTAATCATGGATGAGAATGCATATATAATCAATGAATGTTGTTCGATGTTTCTTTGTCCAGCCAAGTTTGTTCCACAACTCCAGCACCTTCTCTTCGGTCTTGGTCTTAATCACAAAATGGAGGTGTAGGTATGGATGCAATGTTTCAAGTTTGTAAATATTGCAAGCATGCAAAACCAACTGAAACAGATTTACTTTATTGTGAGATTTGGAAACGGAAGGTATGTGAGCATGAAAGTTGTGACGGAGATTCTGAAAACTATTTTGAATAAGTTTATAACGCCTTCAGACATAAATAAATAGTAATATGAATGCAACAGAAGCAAAGAAGACGCTATTTGAGATTAGAAAAAATCTTATTGACGATAAGCAGAAGCATGCTATTTGGTTAGCAATCAAAGCTATTGATTATTGTATAAGATTGAGGAAAGGATATTAACAGATAGTAATATGAAAGCAAGTGAGTTGATAGAGCATTTAAAATCTTACATTGACATCACGGGTGGAGATTGTGAAGTACTTGTATTTGATAAAGCAGATATTTCTTGTGATATTAAGAATACTTCTACAGATGGTGATTATATATTTCTACACATCATCTGATAAATATACAACGAAGACACCAGAGTAAATAACTATCCCTTATGGGATATAAATATAAGTAATATGGTAGTATTGTTAACGATTTTAGGAACTATCTTTCTGATAGTTAGTGCAATATTTTGGTCAGAAACGCCAAAGTTGAGAACAGTAAGTATTGTAATTGCGACAGTGGCAGCAATACTTATGACCTTATGTTATGTAGGCTCTGTGCTTGCACAATATATGATAGAATTTACGAAATAATTAACTAACCATCCTGCAAGGGATATAAATAGAAGAGAATATGAAGGAATTAAGAAAGAAAACATTTAAGAATGGTGTCGTGTATTGCCTTCAATTAGAAGATGGTTTCCTTGTTGAAACGACAGATACATTCTTGCCTTATTACACCAAAGATGCAATAGGCAGACATCAGAATAAGCTCGACAACAATGAGCTTGGCGACCGCACGGAACGTTGGATGATAGGAGTATCTACAATGAGTGGGTGTCCAGTAAGATGCAAGTTCTGTGCTACAGGCAACATGAAACGTTATCGCAATCTTACGGCAGAAGAAATTGTTGAACAGGTTGAATTTGCCATCAACAAGGCAGGTGCTGACCCAAGCAAAGCAAAAGAGTTTAAGATTAACTATACTCGTATGGGCGAGCCATTCCTCAATATTGATGCAGTCAAGGATGCTATCCGCATTATTACTGAGAAATACCCAAATACTCATCATTACGTATCAACGATTGGCATTAAGGGAAGCGATTTCTCTTTCATTAAGGGAAATATTACGTTACAGATTAGCTTACATTCATTTGATGATGACAAGCGTAATTGGTTGATTCCTTACAAGAACAAGATGACTATTCAAGAGTTAGGTCAGATTCGCACAGAAAGCAATCTGAAGACTACAATCAATCTTACACTTGTTGACACTTCCGATTTTGATGCAGAAAAGCTGAAAAAATGGTTTGATAAGGAGCATTTCTTCGTGAAGTTGTCTCCTATTAATGTGAATAACATATCAGAGAAAAATCACCTCGGCAATGGTGTTGTAGAAGGAATTAATTTAGTATGAAAAAGGGTATTTTCAGATATAGAATTATCACAAATCTGAATTGCAACATGAACGAAAGTACAGGAGTAAACGGAAATTGTTACTTCTGCTACCAAAAGTTTAAGTCACCATTGCGACTGGATTGTGATAAGATGGAGGAAACTTTGAAGAAGGTTGGTGTTCTGAAAAGAGCAACTATCATGGGAGGCGAAAGCTTGCTCAATCCAGATTTGGTAAAGATTGTAAAGATAGTCAGCAACTATACATCTGATGGTATCTGTCTTGTTACAAATGGAATACTGCTTAATGAGGACATCATCGTTGCATTGAAAGATGCCGGATTAACTGAGGTTGCTATCAGCGTGTCTTCTATCGAACAGTACGAAAGACGTAGAGATATGGCACTTCTGTGTAAGGAGATTATTCCAAACACAAGAATAAACATTCCTAAGTGCAAGGAAAGTTTGAATCCACAACTACTGAAAACAATACTATCAGATGGTTTCTATAGCATTGTATGCGAAGATTTACAGGCAAGGTATGGTGAGATAAGACTCCCAGATGGTTCTGTAAAGGTTGGTGATGACGGATATGGATTCTATGATTACAAGTGGAATGGACATACATTTGGAGTATTTGGCAATTATGGGAAGTACAACAGAAGCGATATTATCATAACTCCTCTTGGAAATTTCTGTGATTGGGAAAAGTATTGCAAGGCCGTTAAGAACAATGAGCTTGTAAGAAGAAATAATCATATTGATGATGACAAAATTGTGCATTGATTTCGGAAGTGGCTATAATCCAAAGGCTGGATATAAAACTTGCGATATAACAACCTTTCCACAATTGGATTTTCAGTATGATGGGAAAGATGAGATTGTCGGTCTTAGAGAAAAATCAGTAGATGTATTTTATCTAAGAAACGTTGTTCATCATATCCCAGATTTACAGAGAACTTTTATAACCTTGAAGAAGTATCTGAAGGTAGGTGGGAAGCTAGTTATCATTGATTGCAATAAAGGTCATTATAAGACAAATGTATTTCTTGACAATTTATGGTATAGATTTGTTGGCAATAACAACGAAATCTTTATCAGTAAACAGTATAGAGATTACATTAACGTTTTGATAAAGTTAGGTTTTAAGCAATTATATTATAAATCATTTAAAGAAAAGGAGATTACTAAGTATGAATGCAATTAAGAATCAATTGGAAAAGATGGGCTACGATTATGCAGTAGCAATCGCAACAAAGGCTGAAATTGAGAATGGAGCTGCTTGTGGTCAGCTCGCTATTATTTGTGAGTAAGTAATTAACCACCCTCTCCTTGGCAACAGGGAGAGGGTAAAAAGAAGAGAATATGGACTTAGTAATTACAATATTAGGTTGGATTGCATTAGGTGTTATATCTGCTTATCTGTTAGCAATAGTAGGTAAAATAATCTTTGATGCTGCAACCGCTGATTATAAGTTATACAAGCATGTAAGATTGTGTCGCAAGAGATTGCTAAGACAGCGATATGAAGATTATGCTTGGCTATTATTCCAGTTAGAGAAAGATACGGAAGTTTTCAATCTTACTCATAATACAAGAGATTGGACTTTTGAAGATTGGAGAGAATTTTATCTTAAAAAAGCTAAGGAGGATAAGCTATGACTATAACAATACCAATGTGGCTACTATATGTCGTAGGAGGCATTGTAGCAATCGTATTATTATTTTGTTCGTATGTTGGAATAATTTTTCTGTGGGGTTTTTATGACCCTTTTAAAAAATTTAGAAAATGAACAAAGATAAAGCAATAATTCATATTAATAATGTTTCCAAGATTATTGGCTCAAAAAGAATAAAATTGAGTGAAGGTATGGCAATTCATATTCAAAATGCGTTAGTCTTGGCACTTAAAAAGTTGGAGGATTGATATGAAAATCTTGAAGCGATTAGTATATGTGTTACTTATGATTCCTATATGTACTATAGTATTCGTAATTGAAAGTCCTTTGTTGCCTTTAATCATACCAGCAATATGGGTAATAACAGGAAGTACTATATTACGAGTGAAAGAAACTAAAGGATGTAAATCATTCTATGTATACACTATTACTCAGATAGTGTATTATAGTATGGATAAGTATTTAACTAAACTATTAAAGTTATGACAAGAGAAGAATTACAAAATAAACTTGGCGATGCTATCTGTGAGTATTGTAACAAGAACATTATCTCAGAATATAACATCGGCATAGGTGGGCTTTGCGAAGGTCAGTATTGTGAGGAAGCACAAGATGGCTACGCAGCAGAAAATAACATAGAGTTGGAGGATTGATTATGATACAAAAACAGACATGGAAGGACGAAATCAGAATTTTAATAACTGATGAAGAAAATCTTGGTTCTGTTCAAATATCAATTCCATTATATGTTAGTGATATTTTCGGCAAAGCTGATGCTTTAATATATGCACTCTTTGTTGATGATACTCATAGAAGATGTGGCGTTGCAAAACGTCTGTTACAACTTGCTGAACAACAAGCTAAGTTAAATGGAGTGAAAATAATCGGGTTGGAATTTAATAAAGATGAATCCGAGAGTTTTGTTTTCGAATGGTATCTGAATAATGGTTATAAGCCATTTAATAAGGAAAGTAATTTATTAATTAAAAAAATATAGTATTAGTTATGTCATGGTTAGCAGTAGATAAAGGTGGCTGTGAACATATTTTTGCAGAAAAACCTTGCAGAAATGAAAGTAATACATTATGGATTTGCTCTGTCGTATATTTATATGGGCAGAGGTACGCAAATACCGGTTGCTGTTACCTTCCTAAAGGAAGCATTAAGAAGCTCATCGGAAAAGAATTGTCTTGGAAAGATGAGCCTGTCGAACTTAAAGGAGAATAAGTAATGAATGAAAAGATTCAAAAATGTCAAACTTGTTATTATGATAATAGGTGTTATTGGCAAGAGTTAGCAGACCATATTCCTATGGATTGCAATGACTATAAAAAGAGGGATAGGAAATGAGCAAAATGAACGTCAAAAAGTCTCTTCTAGATGTTGTTAAAAGCAATAACTTAGAGATACTAAAAATAGATTTATTCAATGATTTTGAGTTGTTCGTAAGGGAAGGCACTAGGGAACGTAATGATTATTTGAAGGCTATGCAAGCTATGGACGAATTGGATAGACTTGTAACTAGTGTTTATCCGGATAAGTTCAAGTTGGTCTGCAAGAAGCATGGAATAGATGAATGCGAGGCGATGAACATGTATTCGTACTTGCAAAAGATGCATAAAGGTCAGTCTTGGTTAGTTAGATACAAGCCATTGGAATATCTAGAGCGTGTGTTAACACTAGCCAAAGAAGCTTATGCGTCTTACATGAACAACGGCTTGATTCTAAGTATGGTCAATTTTGGTGATAAGTATACAAGAATACTTGTAATATTTGAGAAAGATGGCGTAAGAAGCCAACAAGAATTTGACCTTAGAGAGCAAAGAACATATGTTGATATAGCGGACTTTATTGGAAATGGTTACTCCATCGTATCTGTTATCCGTCAGTCTGACAATGTTGATAGCGAAAAGTTTGTTGGAGAAAAGGATGAACGAAGTCATAGTATTCCTATTTACGATGGTAATGTAATGCTTTGTTACGTGAATAAACCGGAATTTTGGAGTTCAGATTGGCGTAATAGCGGACTTTATATTTGTGAGAGCGGCTCATATCATAGATTGCTATACACCCCGAATAAGGGGTACGTAAGACATGGAGAGCCTGATGTAGATGAAGACTTCACACTTGATATTGGGGAAGAATCCTTCAGTATTTATGTTATGACTTTAACCCAGTCTTGGTATAAGTTGGGTAATGTTCATGCAGGTATAGGCTTTTTGAAGGAGAAAGAATAGAAGAGTTAAAGGAGAGGAATATCATTTCCCCTCCTTTGCCTTAATCTCCAACTCGATAGGCTTGCCGCAATGAGGGCAGATGATAGCCGGATGTGATAAGGTTTCACCATCAATAGCAAGAAAACTAGATGGCGAACAACCACAAATATTGGCTATTTGCTCTACTTTTGCAAACGAGATAGAACCATTATTGATTTGTTGTGATAATGCCGATTGGGTTATACCTAACTTTTCGGCTACAGATGAAATGGTTTGTCCATGACTTCTAATTATTTTCTTTAAGTCCATACCTTATTATATATAAGTGAATACTAATATTTATTTTGCTGCAAAGATAGCTTATTTCTTTTATACTACCAAAGAAAAATAGTTAAATATTAGAAACGGCTAATAAATAGCAAATAAATGTTTAGAAAAGCCTTATATGTGTTAAATAAGTGTTAATATTAGAAAATACTTATAGAAATGTTTGGCAGTATTAGAAAAAACTACTATCTTTGCAATGTCTTTAAGAGATAAAGGCTTTAAAGTTTAACTATTAATTGCTGTTATGCAGCCGAGTCGGCACTCGTAAAACGGTATAGTGATTATGGCTACTACATTAAGAAATACATTGAGTGAGGTAATGAAGCTTGCTTGGCAGTTCATCAAGAAGAACGGCTATACAATGAGCGAGGCTTTAAAGGTTGCTTGGATGAACATCAAGCTGAAGGGTCAGATGAAGAAGCGCATCGTGAAGTTCTACTTTCAGAAGGTTGATGGCAGCTTGCGTGAGGCATTCGGCACATTGAGCGAGAAGGTTATCCCAGCTACACAGGGTGCAGGTCGCAAGATGAATGACACTTGTCAAGTGTACTTCGATACCGAGAAAGAAGAATGGCGTTGCTTCAAGAAGGCAAACCTTATGAGAGTTGCATAACAGATTTCTAACGATTTAAAAAGAAACTAGATATGAGCGCAAAGATTATCGTGATGCAAGGCAACATGGTTGCAACCATCGAAGAGACGAACAAGGACGCATTTATCAAGCGTGGTGAGTATAAAGAGACCGATCTGGACAGACATAAGCGTGAGGTCGATTTCTTGATTACAAGCATCGCAAACCGCTACGAAGTGACATTCAATCACAAGGTAGAGCTGAAGGAAAGCCGAAGCATCAGGAAAAGCGAATATTTCGATAACATCTACTACGTTACCGAGAACGCTTTGAACAAGCTGAAAAAGCAATACTCATACGAGTGTGACTTGTAATAGATTTCGTGAGGCACACGCTAAACTGCACCGGACTTTGAACATTAAACATTTAAGAGATATGGATAAGAATTTGATGGATGCTCTTTACGTTGAGCATGATGGCAAGATTGGCGTTTTAAGCTCAGATGAACGCAAGGTGGTATCACAAGTTATCGGCACGGATTTGACGCTTGTGTACGACAAGAAAGAGGGTAATACGTACCTTTTGATACCACTAACCCGAAACCATAAGTTCGAATGCAAAAGTAGCCACATTATCGTGGATGGCAAGCGGTTCGATTCTGACATCTTTTTCCGCAAGGATGCTTGCCAATGGATTGAGATTGATGAAGAAACATTATCTAAGGTTGCGTAATAAATAAGGAGTTTAAGCTATGAAAGTATATGTAGTAATATCTTCATACCAACATGGATTGGGTGAAGCAGTGGAGGTTGATGCAGAAGTTTTCTCTACCATAGATAAGGCAAGAAAAGCGATAGGACACAAAGGGATGAACACTTTGGAGAATTACAAGCGAGTTTTGAATTGCGATGATTATCTATACAATATCTCAGGTTCTTTCTTTCATATCTCAGACAGCGAAGGAGAGACGTGGGATAATTTCGATATTGTAGAACGGGAAGTAAAGTAATAAGACTATGGATATTAAGATTATCAAAGACATCTTAGATGATGCAAAGGAGTGCGGTTGCATTGCAGGAATTTCACTCTCTAATGGGCAGTTAACTCATGCAAACTTTAGCAAATCAAAGTTATTTGATTTTACTGCCGATGTTCTTTATAACAAAAAAAAGCATTTGATAACTATACTTGGTGAGAACGGAAACAGAGATTACATTGATAGTGACTCTATCATACGTATCTTTATTAGAGAAGGTGTTTAACAATTAATTATAGGAGAATATGGATGCAGGTCATGTGAATGTGATATTAGGCGAAGCCGAGGACAAAGGTCTTAGAGGAAGTATCAACTTGGTAGGTGGAGCAAAATTAAGTTTCGACTTCAATGGTATTGGTATTGAAACATCTTTCAATTGCAATACAAAGAACAGAACACTTATGATTGGAAGTGGAAGTACAGTAGTGTTTACACGTAAATATATTGATTGTAGCTCTATCCAGTATATTGAAGTGTTTGAACGTACAAAATAATTATAGGAGACAAGAATATGAATATACTAGACTATTATGAGGTTGTCACCTCAAAGATTTTCAAGTTGGAAAGCATGAACGAGGGGCTTGTATTGATAGCACCGGAGCAGGAGGTAGATGGAGTCCGTTCCTTGATGGTGGGATTATATGTTCCTGAGCATGAACGATACAAGATGTACACTTTCCGTTCCTCTATGAACGAGGGCGAACTTGGCGACAAGTACAAGGCGATGGTCGGCTCAATGGATGTGCTTAAACCGGATTGGGACAGAATCAGAAAGAAAAGACGGAAGAGGATCTAACCTCTTACCGCCTTTAGGATGCAAGCGATTTCAAGATTATTTTTAGAAAATATGAAAATAAATTAGAGTTTTCTTGCATTTTTCAAAGGTTTTTATTACCTTTGCGAATGTAAACAACAAAACAATGAGCTTATGAAAGTATTATCAATTCGCCAGCCGTATGCTTGGTTAATCGCTATCGGCTGCAAGACCATTGAAAACAGAACCTGGAATAGAAAGTTCCGTGGTCGTTTCCTTATTCATGCTAGCCAAGCCAAACCTGAAAAACTTGACGGATGGCAGGAGAGCGCAATGAAGAAATATTGCCAAGAGCATGGTATTGTTATTCCAGACTTCAAAGATTTACCAACGTCAGCCATTATCGGCAGTGTAGAATTGGATGATATTCAATTTCATGAGGCTTATCCGGATGCGTTTGCTGAAGATTTCCAATATCATTGGTTCTTGAAGAATGCTAAATTGTTCGATGAGCCGATTAGAAACGTCAAAGGCAAGTTATTCCTCTGGGATTATGAGTACAATGAAGCCGAAAAGTAAAATAACAATACTTATGTAATAAAAATACAAGTCGTTGGAAATTAGCGCAAAAGTGCTTGTGGGTCTAAGAGGTAAATAAGGAAATAATATAAACATATTGTAAAATATTGAAGTTATGAAGAAGAAATTGATTATTGCCATCATCGCAGCTATCGTTGTGCTAGGTGGCGGCATTGGTGGCTATGTGTATCATTCTAACCAAGTTAAGGCAGAAAAAATGGCTAATTACAAGAAGGCGTTGTCTGATTATCGCTTCAATAGCAACAGATTAATATATTCTTTGGATTTCGTAGTAACGGATTTTATAATCAATTGGAACTCGGCTATAACGAATAAAAAGGCTATGAACACAAAGAACGAAATCGTTCCTTGCTCCGATTTCGGGGATGCCGTTTCTTTTCGATATGCCTTCTATGATAAGTATGGCGCATATAAGATTTTAGATAGCGTATATGTCTCATTAGGAAAACATTTGGAAAAGATGCGTGTAAATGCTAATGAAGAACAGCAAAAAATCGTAGAAACCTGTAGTAATGAATACAGGGAGTTGAATAATGCTATTGTTCTTGTGAAAAAGCCTTATGGCGCATTGGTGCAATATTCTAAACAGAAAGGAGACTTATTCTTTAAACTTTATGCTTTTGATAGCGAATTGGCTAAAGTTTCTCCATTGGAAGAAGATAAGGGCGATGAGAGAACAAAAGCAATGAATATGGAATTATACGGAACGCATTTGTTTGTTACGGCAGACTTTGACAAAGAACCGCAAAAGGCAAAAAAGCAAAGTTATACGTTTAGTAACATCACTACAAATTGGATTTATTTAAAATGATGGTTCTATTTTAATATAGCGTAATCTTTAAAATAGGTTTCTAAAAGAAAATAAAGTTCAAAAGAACAAAGAAATACACTAAGTAGTTTGCGTGTTTCAGAAATTATGCTTACCTTTGCAAACGAAATCAGAAATGGTTTTGTAGCTTCCATATTGCATTCTCTACATTAGCGATATTGGTAGCTACGTTTATACATAAGGCAATAGCTTTATAAGCTAGAAGTCATTAAATGAAGTGCAGTGTACAACAGAAAAGTGGTGTGAAGTGTAGTGGAGTGCGGTGAAGTCTAGTGTAGTAGGGTAAAGTGCAGTATGGTATAGTAAAGTATAGTACAGTATGGAGAGCCATCCTTTGGGGTGGCTCTTTTTGTTAATTGTGGTTAATATAACAAAAATGTTACCATAAAATTTGGTTGTATAACAAATATGTTATATCTTTGCATTGTCTTAAGGACAAAAGAGTTCTTGTAACAATGAAGAAAAGCGAATTGATTAAGAGACTGAGAGAAGCGGGATGCTTCCTGTCTCGACAAGGTTCGGGACATGAAAAATGGACTAATCCTAAAACGGGAAAGTCTCAATTCGTGCCAAGACACGCTAGAGAGGTCGCCACAGGCACCGCTCATAGTATTCTAAGAGAATTGGTTGGGGAGTAATCCCCACCTTTCTCTCTTCATTGCTTAAAGGACTCTTTTTTTTGTTAAGAAGATAAACGAATATATATATGAAGAAGATTAAAGTTATTGTAGAACAAGCCAAGGATGGGTCTTTTTGGTGTCATACCGAAGATGGAATAGGTAAGGTTGGCTTAAACTCTTGTGGAGAAACTGTTGCCGCTGCAAAGCAAGATTTAATGGATTGTTTGGCGTTGGCAAAAGTGGATGCAAAAGAGAATGGAGAAGTGTTTCCTGATGTTGAATTTGAATACAAGTATGACTTGCAATCTTTCTTTAATTATTTCTCTTTCCTCAATGTGTCAGAGATTGCAAAACGAGCAGGTGTCAATCCTTCATTGATGCGTCAATATAGTAAAGGCATAAAGCAAGCTGGCGAGAAAACTTATGAACGTTTGGCGCATTGTATGAACGAAATAAAAAAAGATTTGGTAGCCGCTACCTTTTAGGCGTGTGGCTTCATTGTTGCAATAGATAAAGAACTCAGAGCCTTCTGCATGTGAATGTGGAAGGCTTTTTTGTGTCTAGACCTTATTTTCTGCACTTAAATCTTTAGTGAAATAGCACACCTTTATTCTTTCGTTATTCCTTTGATTATTAGCTAATTTTGCCAATAAAACATAAAATATGGCAGAATTAAGATTCGATGTCAAAGCGAATTTCGAGGAGGTTACGAAACTTCGTTCCGAGTGTGAAAAGTTGAGGGCTGAGTTATTGAAGACCAATAAGTCTACCGACCCAGCTATTGTTGCGGATTTGACGGAAAAATATGCGGATGCTAGCAATCGCTTAAAGGACTTGACACAAGCTGCTTCAAGAGCCGCTTACGTGATGTCTTCCGAGTTTAATAAGAAGATGCAAGCAGCCGCAAGGGAAGTTTATAGCTATGAACTTCAAATGCAAGCTACCAAAGACCGAATAGAGAAAATCCAACAGCAAATCACGAACAAGAGATTAACTCTTGGAGTTACAACGGATAAGTCATCCATAGATTCTTTACAGAAGAATATTGACTATTTAAAAGGCTCTTTGGCAGGTCAAACAGCTCAGTTGAAGAACTTAGAAGGGGGTGCTGTCGGTGCTCGTCAGACCTTGGAGAATATGCGGAATGAGTATGTTTTGTATGCAGGTTCAGCAAATCCGGCAAAAGAGGCAACAAATATGTTGACCGATAGCATGAGCCAAATGATAGAACGTATGAAGTCAGCTCCGACTGCTGGAGAAGGAATGACTAGTTTGTTCCAAAGAGTTACTGGCGATGCTCACATGCTTTCGGCAACATTACTTGGAGGCTTAGGATTTGAACAACTGACAAGTAGTATTTTCAATACTCGTTCCCAATTCCAACAACTTGAAATATCTTTCAATACCATGCTTGGTAGTGCGGATAAGTCTAAACAATTAATGGACGAACTTATCCAAACGGCAGCTCATACACCTTTCGATATGTCCAGCATTACGGGTGGCGCAAAACAACTTTTGGCATACGGAACGGAAGCGAAAGATGTTAACAAAACCCTTGTCCAGCTTGGCGACATTGCTTCGGGCTTGAACATTCCGCTTGGAGACCTTGTTTATCTTTATGGAACGACCGTTTCGCAAGGAAGAATGTTTACAATGGATTTGCGTCAGTTCATGGGTAGAGGTGTTCCATTAGCAGAAGAATTGGGTAAAATCTTACACCAAAACACAACTGAGGTTCAAGAGTCTGTTTCTAAGGGAAAAGTCACATCAGACATCTTCAAGGAGGCTATCGCTAATATGACGCAAGCTGGCGGTCGTTTCGGAGGCTTGATGGAGCAACAATCAAAGACATTGGAGGGTCAGTGGAGTAACATTGGCGATTCCATCCAGCAAGCGTTCAACGAAATCGGCAAAAAATCCGAGGGCGTGTTCTCTAGTGGATTGTCAATTATTTCTGCTATGGTAGAGAATTGGCAAGAGGTAATAAAAGTTATTGGTGTAGCTACAATAGCTGTTGGTTCTTATCGTGCATCGTTAATGGCGGCTGCTTCTATTCGCAAAGCTGAGGAAGCGCAACAAGCCGATGATATGATGAAGGGAATTGATGCAGAAATCAAGCGTTTGCAAGACCTAGAGAACTCAAACTACAAGTCGCTGGGTAAGGACAAAAAGCAAGAGCGAGTAAGCAAACAACAAGACTTGGCAAGTATTGTTGGAGATACTGCTGTGTCCGATGATTTTGTAAAGGCAAGGTTAGATGCAGCCGAGCAAGAGGGCGTTATTTCGGCACAAATGCGTTCCCAACTAGAGACGAAACGTGAACTTTTACAGACTCAGCAACAAGCAACTGCACAAAGCCAGATTGAGCTTGATGAAGAAAAAAGAAAGACAGAGGAACTTCGTCAACAAAAGATAGAATCTCTTAAAGATGATTTGAAGACTACCACGGAGAAAATATCAAATCTTGATGATAGGGATGTAGAGTTGGCTAGACAATATACAGCAGCTTTGAATGATTTGCAAGATGCCCAAGATGCCTTTGCTGAGGCTCAAAAATTGGTTGAAGAAACCGCTGATGGTGCAAACTTGGCTTTTGACTCCGAGGGTAATGCCGTGAATGCACTAGAAGCAAAGGAACGTTTGGCAACCGCTGCGAAGAAAGTGAATATTGCTCAAACAAATGTTTCGACAATTGCAAGTCAGCAAAGAGGAGCTGCGCTTATTCGTGAGCAATTACAAGAGAGACAAGCAACACTACAAACGCAGTTGAATTCGGTTAGTCAAGCTACCAATACGACTACGAAAAAGGCTAGCACTTTAGCTACGGCAGCTTCAACTGTAAAAAATGCCATCCATACCGCAAGTGTTAAAATAATGACAACTGCTGAATTAATGCTTAGTAATGCGGTAAAATCTACAACTATGGCTTTAAAGGGAATGTGGGCTGCTATGCTCGCAAATCCGATTACTGGTATTATAACATTGGTAACAACGCTTGCTAGTGCCGTTGCTATGTTCGGAGGTGAAGAGGAAGATATTTCTGTTGACACTAAGCATTTTGGAGATTCTGCTGAAAACACAAGGGCGAAAGTTGATGGTTTGCTTAACGTAATGAAGTCTTCTAAAGAAGGAACTGATGCTTACAACAAAGCTAAAGAAGAACTTATCCAAACCTACGAGCAGTTCGGAATTAAGTGTGATGCCGAAAAGGATAATTTAACAACACTTAAAGGCAAGCATGATGAATTTCTTGCAACTTTACAATTGGAGAATGCTGAAAGAGAAAAGGCTAATGCTTTAATGTCTGCCACTTCCCAATACACAGAAGCAAGAAACAAAGAAGATGACAATTTTAGCAAAGACTTATCCGGTCATTGGTATCAAGGTGGGCAACATGTAGATAAGGAAGATATAACATCAATACAAATGATGTATAATTCCATAGCAACAGATGAGGTTTTAGATAGGCTGGCTAAGTTGAAGCAAAGAGTAGATGATAGCACATTGTCTTACAAGGAGCATATAGATGCTTTTAATATTTACACAAATGCAGTTAAAAAGACATTTGCGCCTATTGATTCGTTCTTAGAAAAACAACATTACAATATAGCGACTATAGAGAATACTGACCATTCGATATTGGAGCATACGAGTAATCTTGCAAAATTAAAGACAAGTTATAAAAACGCAGAGGATGCGATAATGAAGGCGGCTGCTGAAAATGTAGATTGGAATAATACACAGGCTAGGTCACAATGGGTAGCTCAGCAAAATAAACAAAGCATAGATGCCTTAACTTCCTCAACAGACCAGCTTATTTCTATATGGAATCAGGAATATGGATTAAATTTAAAAATCCATTATGATGATACAGAAATTCCAAGTTGGATGAAATCTTTAACGGATAAACAGTTGCAATCTTTGATTAATAGACGTAAGGCAGATTTAAATAGGCAAGAGCAATACCGAACTAATCATAAAGGAAGTAAATTGCTGACAAAGCAAGGAAATCAGCTAAGAGACGAAAATGCCAATAGGCTTGATGTTGCTATGGCTGGTTCTATTCTAAAAGATAGAGAGGCGAAAAGAAAAGCCGCGGCAAATAAGCCGAAGGAAACGACAAAGAAAACTACACCTAAGAAAACAGGTGCAACGGATGACCCACAAGCAAGAGCGTATGAACGCAAGAAGGCTGAGGAGGACTATGCTAAGTCTATTTCATCCTATTCGGAGAAAGCTATCCAAGATATGACCAAGAATCGCATCAATGCGATGAATGAGGGTTATAGCAAGGAATTGGCTCAGATTACCGAGAATGCCGACAAGGAGAGAAAGGCGGTAGAAGAAGGTATAGACAAATTGGTTGAGGCTAGAAAAAAACGTGACCAAGCTGTTTGGGTTAATTCCGGCAAAGGTCGTAAGGCTAATATGTGGAAACAGAGCAAAACCGATGAAGAGTATAAGAATGAGGTTTTGAATGAAACCATGAAGGATAGCAAGGGTAATCCGGTTAAGGTCAATGGTATGAATATGACTATAGGCATGAGTGTTGCTAATCAGATGAATGCAATTCGGGATAAGGCGGTAAAGCAGAATGAGGATGTGCTTGCTAAAGAAGCGCAAAGCATGTACGATTATCTGAAGACTTATGGCACATTCCAGGAGCAGAAGTTAGCTATTGCTGCCGATTATGCTAAGAGGATTAGCGAGGTTGAAAACTCTACGGATTCGGACTCAAACAAGCAATGGAAGATAAAGTCTTTGAAAGAAGAGCAGAAGAAAGAGACGGATTCGGTTGAGGCTAGTGCTATTATGCAGAAGATAGACTGGTATCAAGTCTTCGGAAATGTTGGTGGCATTATGAAAGATGCGCTTGTTCCTTTATTGGCAGATCTGGATAAGTTCGTAGGTACGGATAAGTTCCAAAATTTGGGTGCAGACCAGCAGAAGAGTATCGTTGATGCTATGCAGAATATCCGTAATTCGATTGGTAATACAAGTGATTTGGGTTGGAAAGACCTTGCAAGGGACGTTGTAGCTTATCAAGAGGCTCTGAAGAATGCGAAAATTGCACAAGAGGAATACACGAAAACGGAAACTTTGCTTATACCTCGTATTAAGGTTTTGCAAGAACAGATTGAGAATGCGAAAAAGTCGGGCAATGTTGCAGAGCAAACAAGGCTACAAGAAGAATTGAATAAAGTTCAAGGTCAGTTAGCGGAGTCCGGAAAGAAGATTGTTACGGCTAACACAAAAGTTCGTACTAGTGGTCAGAAGTTGGCTCAAACGACACAGAATGTGACACAACCGATTTCTGCTATCCATGAGTTCCTTTCTACTTCTGGACTATCCGATTTGGCATCTCTTTGGGATAGTTTTGACCAACTTAAAGGTGGAATTGACGGATTGAAAGCTTTAAAGGAGGCTAAAAATGCGGCTGACGGACTGAAGGATATGGGTAAGGAAGCCGCAGATGCTGCCGCAGATGCTGGCGAGAAAGCTGGTGATGCGCTAAGTGAAGGATTGTCAAAAGCCGAACTTATAGGCCAAATTGTTGCTGCCATTTTGAAGATACTTGATGTTTTGAAGGATGGTATCGGAACATTGATTAGCAGCTTGATTGATACAGTTCTGAATGCGGTCAATGGTATATTGAAGAACATTCTAAGTGGTGAGTTTATCACACAGATAGGAGGGTCTTTGGTAAGCGGTATCGGTAATATTCTCAATACAATCTCGTTTGGTGGCTTCAATAGTTTGTTTGGAGTAGGTGGAAACGCAAAAGAAGTAAACCGGACTATAGACAAATTGACGGCTAGGAATGAAATCTTGACGGATGCAATAGACAGATTACGTGACTCTATAGACAAGACTAGTGGTATCAAAGCCGTAGAAGACTCAGAAAAAGCTGAAAAACTTCAAAAGGAAAAAGAGCAAAACCTAAAGGACATCATGGTGGCACAAATGGGTTATCATAGCTCTCATGGAAGTTTTAACCGTTATTTCCGAGGATTTTCGCAAGAGCAAATCAATAAGGTGTCTGAAGCGATAGGTAGACAATGGAATGGAAACCTAAGCGACATACGGTCTGCTGATGAAGCTAATGCGTTGTTGCAAAATCCTGATATTGTTAACAAGATTCAGAACACTGGTAAGGGAAATTATGGAGGAAGAGTCCTCGAAAAGTTGAAAGATTATGCGGCTGAGGCAGGAACATTAGAGGATATTGCTGATGACCTAGCAGAAAGCTTGACGCAAATATCTTTTGATAGTTTGAAGAGCGAGTTCATAGATACTTTGATGGATATGAATTCCTCTGCTCAGGACTTCTCTGATAATTTCTCCAAGATGCTTATGCAAGCCGTTCTGAAAGCTAAGGTAGATGATTTGTTGGGTAATGATATGCAAGCATTCTATGATGAGTGGACGGAGCGAGCTAAGGCAAATGGTGGCAAATTGTCTCAGACGGATATTAATGAATTGAAGGGAAGGTACGATGAAATGGTTCAAGAAGGACTGAAGATTAGAGATGAAGTAGCCGAAATAACTGGTTACAAGCAATCTTACGAGCAGTCTGCGTCTTCCGGTTCTTTTGAATCCATGAGCCAAGATACAGGAGAAGAGTTGAATGGTCGTTTTACAGCGGTGCAGATCGCCACAGAGGGAACGTATGAGGAAGCAAAGCTCATAAATACCAAGTTGGATGCTATTGCGGCTCGTGATGGTGGCGCAGAGGGTAGCTTACTAACAGCTAGCGTGAATACTATTATGGGTAATGTAGGCAATATTTGGTTAGCCGTTGATGAGGGAAGAACTATTCTTGCCCAAAGTCTGATGTACTTGCAGTCGATTGATGAGCGACAAGAGCGATGGCATAAGCCTATGTTGCAAGCATTCAATGATATACACGAATTGAAAGATAAGATGAGTAGATTGTAAACTTAATTTGTGCCATGTTAAAGTAAGAGGGGAATGCGTGATGCACTCTCCTCTTTTTTTATGGAGAAAGTTTTTGTTTTTCACAATATAGATAAGTGTTGTTAAACTGAGTGCTAATTTTTGGTAGAGTGGAATATAATAGTTATCTTTGTAGTCGATTTCAAAACTTATAAGGACATGAAGATATTAGAACCGAGATATGAAATCCTATCCCAAGGTGAGGGCATGGATGGAGTTTATAAACAGATAGAGTTGTGCGGTCGCACATGTTATGCGTCAAGTATGAAGATAGATAAAGACAGCGCAAAGCCTTTCGTTGAGCGTATGGTAAGCAGCAATCATCTTGCCATGTGTGAACATGGAACGATTTACCTCCATGTAGCCTATGAAGAAGGTTTTTTTGTACCGGAGTCTTTATTGGTCAAGCACTATCGTGAGAACAAATATTCAAAGGTGATGCAGATTGGCAGTGACTACTATATCACAACCAACTACAGAGTGATAGTTGAAAATAACTGGTTTGAGGATTTGGACTATATTTGCGAGCCTACGGAATGGCATGAGAAGCGAATAACCGTCCGCTTTACTACTCAGATTGCGGTAAGTAGAGAGGCTAACAGACATCGTGTAGATTCCGTAGCGGAACAAAGCACCCGATATTGCAACTATAGTAAAGATAAGTTCGGAGGCGAGATTGCTATCAACAAGCCAAAGTGGGTTAGCGTTGATGATGCGGTTAATCCATTGTCTTTTGATGGTGGAACATTTGTTGACCTATCAAAGAACATCGGTAGTTATGAGCATTGGAGTCCGGTAGAAAAATGGTGGTTTGCTAATAGAGTATGCGAAATGATGTATTTGTCTTTGGTTAAGGATGATGGTCTTAAGCCACAGGATGCGAGAACGATACTTCCTCTTGATACCAACACGGAGTTGATTCATACCGCATTTGTTAGCGATTGGAAGCATTTCTTCGAGCTGAGAAGTCTTGGAACTACCGGAAAACCTCATCCAGATATTGAGGTATTAGCAACACCATTGATGAATGAGTTCAAGGAACGAGGTTTGATTTAATTGTTTATGAAGAAGAAAGCCAAGCAAATAGCCAAGGTGATGAGCAATGACTCTTTGGAGGTTGTTGCTCAGATGATTGCTGATGAGGAAAAAGGTGTGCGCTACGAGGTGTATGCCGATGGTTCTAGTAAGAAAGAAAAGTGTGGTTGTGGCTGGCTTGTTCTTCATAAGGAAGTTATTATCAAAAGTGGGAAATATACTTTTATCACAGCTAAAGTGAACGATTCGGTGAGAGCTGAAATAAGGGCGGTTATTCATGCATTGGGTGATTGCCCTCTTTCATGTTCCGTTGATGTATATGTGGATTGCCAAGTAGCTATAGAGAGAATACAAGCATGCAAGTTAGGAGATTTGCAGCCTATATATAATAAGGTAGCGAAAGACAAGACGATTAGATACCATTGGGTAAAGGCTCATAGAGGTAATATGTATAACGAAATGGTGGATTCTTTGGCTTTTTCTGCTACAGAAAGTTAATTTCATACATCTAGATATAATAAGCGTTAAAAGATAAAAGTAATACATTAAATAATTTGCATGTTTCAAATATTATTTGTATCTTTGCATCGTAATTAAGAAACAAGGTTACTAATTTTAAAAAGGTGAGACACACCTTAAAAACTGTGATTCGTTATGAATACTAGATTGAGTAAGAAAGAAACAATGGTTTATGGCAATATCGAAGTGATGGCTGATGTAATTGGGGGTAACAAGTACTTTACATTTGCTGAGTTGTATGATTTCGATTTGGATAATACCAAGGATGAGTTGAAAGAAATCTTAAACTCTTTGACAGAGAAAGGCTACTTGAAGAGTTTTCACGATTTCTACGAAACTTATCGAGTTTTAAAGTAAGAACAATAAAGGGGATATAAATCCCCTTACAATATAAATTAGAGCGTGAGACACACGTAAAACTGTATTGAAACAATGAAAAAGGTATTCACAATTGAGAATGCATTAGCATTTTTGTTTGCTCTTGAAATAGTATCATTAATATTTTTTCTAGGATAGGGCTTATGCAGATTAAGTTTGGTAAGATAAAGTTTACTGCGGCTAAGTCCGAAAAAGGATGCCGCTTTGATGCTTGCTACAAAGGTGAGCATGTGGCTTTTGAGAGTGAAGATATGTCTTTGTATGATGATGTCTTTTCTGATAATAACAGAAGAGCAAAGGCTGCAAAGAGGGTGATTTACGAGAATATTAAGCACAAGTATTATGAGACCCATAGAGATTAGCGATTTCAACGCTGCCGATGAATTTGTCGTTGAGGCAATGATGCAAGATGGCAAATTCAAGGTTATCGGCAAGGTTATTATTGACAATAACCTTTTGAATGATGATGATTTGGAAACCATCTGGGATTATGCCAACTGGGAGACGAATGGCTATGAAAAGATGGTTGTCTCTAATGGAGTGTACAAAGGCTTAAATGCATTTAGTGATGGTCGAATGTTCTATGTAATTACGGATGATGAGGTCGGAGTGGTAAACGACAATATCATGGTACGTAAGCATTACGATGTCAACAATGGCTATTATATAAAGTCATCAAGGTTACACAAGGAGCAATCCAAGGATTTGTGGTGCTTTGGCAGCTGCGAGACCATAACTAACGAATATAAGTCAAACATTTTACATGAAGTACTTTGTGGCAAAGATGAACCATATAAAGCCTACCTTCCTTGAAGGCGGTGAAGTCTGGCATGATATTGATAAGTTCCCGATGCTAGACCATACTATTTTAGTTGAGTTGCAGGTAAAAGGCTCTGACGGATTGATTTACCGGACGCAAGATGTATGTGTTGAACGTGCAGATAGATTTGAGCCTACGATGTCTTTTGTCCCTAAGCGTTGGGCGTATGCAATAGATTTAGCTCAATGCAAGAAAGTGGAAGGATAAAATAAAATACAAATTAAAAATAAGCATATGGAAGAATCGAGAGGTGTTTACACATTACCAGTCTTGTATAATGAGCAAAGTGGTACAAACGAAGGTGTATGTGTAAGAAAAGAACTTGGAGTAGTTGTTGCAATTGACAATGAAGATGAGTTTAAAGGTGTTTTTTCAAAGGATGGTGAGGTTGATGTATTCAAGCAGTTACTATCACAAGAAGTGTATCGTTACTATACAGAGCACAACGCATTCCCTACTGGGCCTTTGGTTTCTTACAAGATGGATGGCGACATCATCTTTGATTACGTTGAAGTAACTATTGGAAAAATGTATGGTGGTTATGTTTATGTTGTTCATTACAACTTTGCAAGCACCGCATCATGATAAACAAGATTGATTATGACAGTAGTAAGAGATAGAATTAAAATTGCAGCTCAGATTGAAGTCTTGGAGGACATTGCTATTGACTATAGGGGAAAGACAATAGACAATATCATTCAACAGCTAGAAGCAAGGTTGAGTGCGTTGAAGTAAGTTCAAATTTTTGAAGTTGAAAGACTATGAGTGGTGGACGTTTTGATTATGCTCAGTATAGGATTGCTGACATATACACAAAGATAGAAGATTATGTTGATGGTCATCCATTGGATGAGGAAGATGAAAGATGCTTTCTCGAAGACCGATGGCTAGAGGAGGAAGAAGACAAGTATGTTAGAAAGCATCATCATACGATGCCTAACAGATATGGCTTATCTAAAGAGACTATCAAGGAATTCAAGAAGGGTATTGAGCTTCTGAAGAAGGCTCAGGTTTATGCCCAAAGAATAGACTGGCTTCTTTCCGGTGATGATGGAGAAGATAATTTCCATCTACGTTTGAAAGAGGATTTGGCAAATCTTAAAAGTAAGAAAGGATAGATTATGAGTTGGAATTATCGTTTAGATACACCTATGATGCAATTAGCTGAAGAGGTGAATAAGAAATATGATACCGATGCTGGTAAGATGCTTCTTTGCACTTATCTCTTTATGGTATCAAGTGAAGAGGTCAAGGACAAGCAAGCTTTCTTTGATTGGGTAGAAGAATTGAGTAAGTCTAGCAAGTGTGATGCGGTAAGGGAGTACGTGGAAATCAAGGACAAAGCCGATTGGCTGCATGGTGGATTCTGTAAGCCGATTTACCGCCACTACAAGGGTAATTTCTATGAGTATCTTGGAGAGGTTACTGATAGCGAGACTTCTGAGGTAAAGGTTGCGTATCAAGCAGTGTGCGGACAGCATGAAGTTTGGGTGCGACCAAAGGAAATGTTCTTTGGTAATGTTGAGGTAGATGGTAAGCTAGTTCCTCGATTTGAGAAGGTAGATTTAAAAGACTTAGAGAAACAAGCCGAGATCAATGGACAGAAGAAAGATTAAGAGTTTGCTAGGTCTAGCAATCTTGCGAGTGAATGAAGTCGTACCGGATTTCGAAGACTTGAATAAGGTTCTTCCTTTGCTTAGACAGGCAATTGATGAATTAGATAAGTCTGATTCGGGTTCAGTTTAAAAAGGGTGGAAAATGGCAAATAAGCAGACGATAAAACCAAAGGTAGTTCCTTTTGAGATAGCCAAGCTTCTGAAGGAGGTTGGCTACGATGAGAAGATAGCCGAATTTTGGGCTTATGCTAGTCCTTGGACAGCAAAGGGTGGTATTCGTAAGGGTGGAAAATATAATGAGCATTACGGCAGTTATATCGCTTATTCAAATTCCGAGTGGGAGAAATCCAATATTGAGTTTTCTGCTGCCTTAAAGTTGAATAGTAAGCATCCGGCAATATCCGCTCCAAGCTATGATATGGTGTTAGATTGGCTTTTAGAGCATTTCGGTTACTGCATTTGTGTTGCAAACATTTCGAAAGGTAAGTTCTGTTGGCAAACTACATCATGGTGTGTAGAGGAAGGCTTGTGTCATACGGATGGTAAGGAATATTCCAGTAGATACAAGGCAATGGATGCCGCTTTCAAGAGTATCTTAAAGGCTCGCATTGAGAATAAAGATAACGAGGTAATCAAAAGACTTTTGGAGGAAATACAAGATGGAAAGAATTTATGATACTTTTGTACACGCAATAATGATGAAGTTAGAAGCTCGTTTATGTACTGAACTCGAATGTGTTTATAAGAATATAACAAACAAGATTGTTGAGAAGAAAGGTAAACTTACCAACGAAGACGTAATTGAGTTTCAGAAAAAACTACAAGAAGTGTACGACACGAATGCTGCTATTCGTGAAAAGGTTACTGGCATTAAAGATTCAAAGAAATGTATCTTAACTAAAGAAGCATGTGAAGAGTTAATAAAGCGATTTAGCGTGATTTATATAAAAGAAGATGAATAAGCAAAGAATGATAGAGTGGATAGCCACTTGTGATACTGGTATCTCTTCAATGACTATGTGGAGTGCATTGATGGGGGTAAAACGAAAGAAAGATTTGGATATTCCTAAAGACAATAGTGACTTCCGTAGATGCTATGACATGGTAGAATACGGACACGTAACCTTGGATGAGCTACAGGTTGTAAAGAAGCAATATCCTTGGTTTGCTCCTGTTGTTGACAATTGGAAGGAATTGTCTCTTTTGTTTGAAGAAGAGTTGGACAAACGTTTGTATATACGAATCCGTCAGCTTTGCAAAGAGTCAGATGCTATCCGGTATGAGGTAAAGGGAGGACTTTATTATGAAAGGGGTTTTTGGTATAATGTTTAATTATTTAAAAGATAGAAAGAATGAATAAAGACAAATTAAAGGTCAGCTTTGAGATTGACCGCTACAAGGTAATTGGTATGCTTTCACGTAATTGTGAGAATGCTGAAGAGTACAACGAGATTATGGATATTCTTGAAGGCAAGAATGAGTTTGTGCGTGATGCGAATGGTAACGAGGAACTTGCAAGCCGCATTTGCAATTATGCTTTAGACTCTATCTTGGTTGAGAATCCAGATTTGGCTCTCCGTAAGCGTTTGGATAAGGAACAGAAAGGCGATGATGCTCCTGATGGAATTTCAAATGTTATCGAAATCAAAGGTGATGACGCAAAGAAACTTGTAGAAACCCTTTGTAGCATTCTCCACAAGGGTAAGTGATGTAAAATTCATCAAAAGAATATAAATAAACACTAAAACACTTGCAAGTATAAGAAAAAATGCTTATCTTTGCATCGTGTTTGAAACAGATGGCCTTCTGAGAGGTCGCTTCTACCATAAGTCAAGACTTAGGAGTTTACGGCATGGTTTACACATTACCCAGCCCAGCTAGACTATAACAAGCAACTCTTATTAGGGTGAGAGACCCTAGTTGCTGCATTAGACAAGTGGTTAAGTCGCCAGCTTTTCACGCTGGTATTCAAAGGTTCGAATCCTTTATGCAGTACATACAAAATTGCCCTATGGTGTAATGGCAACACTACAGGTTTTGGTTCTGTCATTAGTGGTTCGAATCCGCTTGGGGCAACAAGGTGGAATTGGTATATGTTCCACAAAAGGTGCGATATTCAAGCGGTTAAAGAAGATAGACTGTAAATCTATTCCCATTGTGGGTTCGGTGAGTTCGAATCTCCCTTGCACCACGAGAACTTTTGTCATAATACGAGGAATGTAGCTCAGTAGTAGAGCACTTGGCTTGGTAACTAAGGGGGCGTTGGTGCGAATCCAATCATTCCTTTACGCTTTCGTAGCTCAGTGGCAGAGCATAGGATTTTTAATCCTAGGGTCGAAGGTTCGAATCCTTCCGTTGGCACAATGATACACAAGAAGAGAGCCGTGATGTTTGTTTTGTTGGAATCTCGGACATCTGTCAATGGGCAAACGTAGGATGCAGATGAGACGAATAAAGTTGTGAATAAGTCTATGAACTAGGGGAACAAGCGGAATGGCTCTCTATTGTGCTTCATTTGATGGTTTAACGAAAAATTGAAGAATATGAAAAGTCCGTTAAGAATGGCAGTCGCTTTAGAAAAGAACAACAAGGTATATCCAAAAGATGTACGGAAGTTCTTGATGGGATTGTACGCCACGCTGCATTTGACAGATAACGCAACGGCTAAAGATATGGAAAAGCTGGTATATTATGCTTTTCGGAATGGTTACCTACTAGGTGTTAAGTCTGAAGGAGGTGATGACCAAAAAGCGTATGACAGACTACCGGATTTGGGAGTAGAAGAAGATATTGGTGATGATTTAAAAAGATAGTCGATAAAAATTGGTAATTAGTTAGTAAAGTTTTTTAGGCTTTGGTGTGTGAACATCGAAGCCTTTTACATATATAATAAGGTAAAATAAAAGCTGAAATGTTAACAAGACTCACATAGCAGTTACGAAAGGTTAAAATACGAAAGAAAAACATTAAAAAACTTGCATGTTTCAAAACTTATTTGTATCTTTGCATCGTCAATCAAGATAAGTTGGTTGATTTGCCGAGTGACAAGTTTCACTCAATAAGGTGAGAGCGACACCAAGGGGTAAGACCCGAAACAACTAGCACAATTGATTATGTCTAAGCAGACTGGTTTTTCATTCGCAAGTTCAAAGAAGTCATTAATCGAGACTATTGACGAAATCAAGAAGTCAAAGATGCCTCGCAACGAAAAGATTGTTGCATTGAAGGCTTGCGGTCTTCGTGAGAAAGAAATCTCCGATATGTTGAAGGTTTGTGTGCCAAGCGGTTCAACTTCAACGAGATTCGTTTATACATTCGGTGTTGAGATAGAATGTGTTCATGCCGAGCGCAATGCCTTGATAGAGGCAGGTCGTCAGAATGGTGTTGATATTCATTCTGAGGGCTATAACCACACCGACAACAAGAGTTATTTCAAGATTGTTAGTGATTCTTCAGTTGGTGGTGATATAGACCCTAACGAGGTTGTAAGTCCGGTATTGAATGGCAATACAAATGGTATGGCAACCTTAAAGAAGGCTATCAAGTCTTTGGATGCCGTAGGTGCAAGAGTAAATTCTACTTGTGGTCTTCACGTTCATTTTGGTGCAGCAAAGTTGACAGGTGAGCAGTATGTTAACGTCTTCAAGAATTATCAGAAACTTGAAAGATTGATTGATAGTTTCATGGCTCCTTCAAGAAGAGGTAATTGCCGTTGGGCAGCCAGCTTGCTTGACAAGGATTTCACTAATTGTCACAGCAATCAAGATATTAGATTCGATGTCTTTCATGGAGATAGATATTATAAGGTCAATGCAGAGAGCTATACACGTCACAGGACAATCGAGTTTCGCCAACATCAAGGTTCTACCAATTTCAAGAAGATAGAAATGTGGGTGAAGTTCTGCGCAAAGCTTGTCGGTTGGTCTCGCAACAATGTCTTCACTAGTGAGGTTATGAATATCGAAGATATACCTTTCTTGAATAAAGAAGAGAAGGCTTTCTTCCAGAGTCGTAAGGATGCATTTGCAACCAATAACGATTAATTAATGTAGTCCTAGGGTAAAAGCCCTAGGACACAAAGAAATCAAAGTATTATTAAGAAAAAGAAAGGGTAAAGATATGTGTGTTATTATTGTATGTCCGAAAGGTGTTGCTTTGCCATCTGTAGATGAGCTAAAGGCTGCGTATATGAGAAATCCAGATGGTTGCGGTTTTGTGAGCGAGTCTGACCATTACAAGAGTTTGCATTTCTCTACATTTATCCGTAGATTGATGAAGCGAGATATAAATGAGAATGTAATCATACATTTCAGATTTGCTACACATGGTTCTGTCTGTGTCAAGAATTGCCATCCATTCTACAAGGCAGGTTATTGGTTCGCACATAATGGAGTGCTCCCGATTTGCTCCGAGCATGATAAAACAGATAGTCAAATTTGCTTTGAACGTTTCATTTATCCTACTATCAAGAAATATGGTTGGGGTTCTGATGAACATATGAAAGAAATGAACAAATGGACAGCTCATGGTTCTAAGTTTGCAATGTTGCATAATGGTGAGATTGTGAAGTCCGGTAAATTCATAGAGCGTGATGGGCGGTTCTATTCTAATTTGAATCATTTGGGTTATATGAGAAATGTTATAAACTTTTAGAAGATTAATGTTTAGGTTCTTTTTATTCGACAAGCGTCAGATGTCCGTGAGGATATTTGGCGTTTTTTGTTATATAAGGAGTTCTATTTTGTGTAGCTATTAATTATTCGTTTATGTGATGAAATAGCCTTAAATCGCTTAGAAATGCCGTTATTACTCACTTTTGCTTAAAAGTGAGATACTTGCAAATGATTTAGTGCGTTTATTATTCTTTTCGTATTATCTTTGCACTAGTTTTAACAAATATATCGAAAGAATGAAAGATAAAATTTTCCAGTTACTAAAACAAGAGTATAAGTCTCTTGGGTTAGGTGATGAAGTTCTTCAGGCACATGCCGAAATGCTTGATAAGATGGGGCTTGTTACTGATGACAACATCGAGACAGTGGTTGCTAGTCAAAAGAGTTTTTTGGAGTCCTTGCAAAAGGACAATGACCGCAGAGTTACCGATGCCAAGAAAAAGTTCGAGGAGGCACAGAAGGCTAAAGAAGATGCTGAACGCAAGGCTGCTGAAGAAGAAGCCAAGAAGAAAGCTGACGAAGAAGCCAAGAAAGCCGCTGAAGAAGCCGAAAAGAAACGCTTGGAGGAATTGGCAAAGAAAAACGAAATGCCGGATTATCTCAAAAAATACTTTGAAGAGCAAGCAGCAGAGAAGAAAGCTTCAGATGAAGCAAGAACCAAGGAACGTGAAGAGTTCAAGAAACTCGTTGAGACCTTGACTCAGAAGAACACAGACCAAGCCAAGACTTACAACGAACAGATGGAGGCGCAAAGCAAGACCATTAAGGAATTGCAAGAAACTATCCAAAAGCAAGCTGAGGAGGCTAAGGCTAAGGAAGAGGCTGCTGCGAAGGCAAAGGCAAAGGCAGACCACGATGCGAAGATTTTATCAAAGGCTAAGGAGTTGGGCATTCCCGAAAGTCGTATCAACGAGGGTTTCACCTTGAGCGATGATGCTACAGATGAAGCTATCGAAACATACCTCTCCAAGGTAGCGAACAACTACAAGGCGTTGCAACAACCACAATTCGGGGGCAGCTATCGTGCTAGCGAGGGCGAGCCAACAAAGGAGGACGTTGACAATGTAGCCGCATCATTAGTTCAGTCACTTTAAAAATTGAAAAACATGAATCAGGAATTGAAGACTACAAAAAAGCAAATTGTCTTTGGTGAGGATTCCGTCATTATCCAGAAATGGGAAGGCGACATCAAGGGCGGTCGTGCTTTGGATTGGACAGGCGTAAAAGATGAAGTTCTTTACGCAGGTCGTGTTATCGTGACAGATGGTAAGGGAACTTACAAGCCATTGCCTATTGAAACAGACAATTATAAGGCTTTGGGTACTGCCAGTGACCCATTGGAGCATTACAAGTATGCGGGTGTTCTCTATCGTTCCATTCTGAACGGTGAGCCAGCGGCAATTATGACTGCTGGACAAGTTAACAAGGTAGCAGCTAAGGCTGCAAATGGTGCAGACTTTCCGGATGCGTTCCTTACAGCTATGCCAAAGATTGCTTTGGTTAGCGATGAGGATGCAAACAAGTTCGATGAGTCTGATGCAACAATGGACAAAGACTAAAAGAAGGAGGATAACAGATGGAAAAATCACTTTATTTTCAGTTGGTCAATAAATACTTCCCACAACTTGTTGCAAGTGTAGTAGAGAAGTTGAACGGCAAGAATCAGACTGCATTGACCTATATGTACCGAGACCACTTGACTAACACATATAGTCAGGACGGACGCTGGGCATCAATTACTGCGGAATACACACGAGTTGCTGCTGATGTTGTATCAATGGATGCAGAACTTCCATTGAAGAGCCGTGATAAGGTTTCAACCGCTGAGGGTCAAATCCCAAAGGTTGGTATGAAGCTTTACATGTCAGAGAAGCAGCTTAAGGATTTGGATAACATGATTGCGCAACGTTTGCCTCAGCCACAGATTTTGCGTAACTTGTTTGCAGACCTTCCTCGTTGTATTCAGGCGGTTTACGAGCGTATTGAAGATATGTTCCTCAGTGAGCTGTCAACAGGTGTAGCTTTGGCGACTCGTTCCGGTGGTACTGGTGTCCGAGTTGATGTAGGTTTTGCCGAGAAGAACAAGTTCGGTCACGGTGCTAAGGCTTGGGACGCAGAGGATGCAACCCCACTTGATGACATCCAATTGGTTTACGACAAGGCGATGGACGACCAAAACACCATCACTACTTGTTATCTTGATGATTACACAATCAAGTTGCTTGGCAAGAACAAGCAGGTTCGTGCTCAGTTTGCCTTCAATCAAGGCATTGCACTTAGTGGGGATAACAGCAACATTCCTATTTTGAGCTTTGAGCAGATTGCGTCTATCTTTAGAAATAAGTGGCAGACCAACTTGGTACGTGTAGCCCGTACAATCAAGACCGAGATTAACGGCAAGAAGGGAACACACAGCCCTTGGGCTAAGGGTCACATGACCTTTACATGCTATGATAACCTTGGTGATTTGTTCTGGACTAACGTAGCCGAAGCTACAAGACCAGTTGCAGGTGTTACTTATCAGTCAGCCGATGAGTATATCTTGGCTAGCCGTTATTCTACTAACGACCCACTCCGTGAGTTCACTAGCTCACAAGCAATGGTTGTTCCTATCTTGAATAACGTTGATGCCATCTACTCTTTGGACTCAACACAAGCGGTAGGTTAGGCTTATGAGAGGTGAGGTAATTAGTCCGTTCCGTGATAAGTTCCATTTTAACACCATCTATGAAGTTGGTGCAATCTTGGACTTTGACGAAGAACGCATGAACTCCCTTATCGAACGTAAGCTTTGCAAGATGTTGGAGGTGCAGGATGATAACCATTCTGCACCTCTAAAAGACGATAAGGAAATTAAAGATACTCCTAAAAAGGAAGTCTTGAATGATGGAAAAGAAAATCCTGTAAAGGAAGAAGAAAAGAAGTCAGAAGAGACACCTAAGAAGGAAGTTTTGAAGGAGAAGAAGGAGAGCAAGCCTAAAAAGGAGAAAACCTCAAAAAAGGATGCTGCCGAGTCAACCGAAGAGAATTCCCAAAAGGAGAATGTAGAAGAAGAACTTGACGAAAAGACTAAGAGCGAGCAGGAGGCTGCAAAGAAAATCGCTGAGGCTATGAGTCAGGCTCAGAAATAAGGATGTCACATGAAGATAAGAGAATACATTTCGCAGAAGTTGCGTGCTTGGAACATTACCGATGCCCAATTGGAAGATATATCGTCAGGTATAGACCTTGACGAAGAATATACGTCTGATAATTCCCAGGTTGTAGGCAAGGCGATGATTTCCGTAATCGAGGAACTTATGCTTGCCCCATATATGAGCAATGTGAATGAAAATGGATTCTCTGTCTCTTGGGACTACTCTAGGATAGGACAATACTATATGTGGCTTTGCCGAAAATATGGTGTTGCTCCGGATAATGAAGTGGTGGCAGCTTTAGGGCTTTCCACTATCACGGATAAGTCTGATATTTGGTAAATGTCTAGGTTATGTTATATTCCCCTCATATATTAAAGAAGAAGTTCGTGAATAAGGTTGTCAACAAGTACAACGAGGTCATTAGCTCTTCTGAGGAATGGAAAGAAATGGGGCGTTGTCGGTGCGATGACAACTCTACCGAGCATTTCACTACCGATAATGGTAGCATATATACACCGAAATATCATATTGTTTGTGACAAGTGCCAGATTTCCGAAGGTGATGAAGTCAAAGTATATTCCGATGATGGAAGTTACCGAGGAGGTGGAAAGGTCTATAATGCCCCTAAGTGCAATTATCTTGGTTATATGAGTATCTATGTCTGATGTTATAAAGGATAAGCTAGACGCTTTCTTTGCGCAGGGAGAAAGGGAAGTTGATGAGTTTCTTGACAGGTTATGTAAAACATCCGTTGAGCTTGATAAGACTAACGGAAACTACCGAAACCGCACAGGTAATCTCAGAAGGTCTAACTATAGTAAAGTACATGACCACACCTTGACCCTTGGCAACAAAGCGGAATATGCGTCAGATGTTTCCTCTAGGGGATATGATGTTATAGATTCGGGTATTCAGTATATCAAGAAAGAAATCGAGGATATGCGATGATAACAGAAATAGATGCAGGTCATGTAATCTATGATGACTTGGAGCTTATGGGAATGGAACGAAGACTGAAAGGACATCTGAAAAAGGGTGGACTTGATGGGGAAGAACCTATGGTCGGTGAGAAGATTCCCGATGATGGCATGATAGTCATCATCCCTAAGCGTATGAGTGCAGACAAGACATATTTCAACGATTGTACTATAGAGGTAAACATATTGCTCAAAGATATAGAGGGCGAGACTAATCCTCAATTGAACGAGCTTTTAAAGAAGGCTATTCAAACCCTGTCCGACAGTGAGGTCGGAAAAGCTGAGGATGTATGGTATCGCTATTCTATCCGCTCCCACGGCATAGAGCAAGAGAGTAGGTTGAGTTGCCATTACGCAAACATTACTATTGATTTTGAAACATTAAACGTAAGATAAGATGAAACCATTTATTGGAATCAAGAGAATTTGGTATGGTGCTCCTCTTACCGAGGCAAATACACCTGCTAAGTTGGCTACATGGTTGAAAACCGCTACAGAGGTTAAGAACAGCCATGAGGGAACATGGGGATATTCTCAGGATGACCCTAGTGTTACCGAGTACAAGAACGAGCTGAACGGACAGGTTTACTATCGTGACAAGACCGATGAGGGTGCTAAGACAATTACATTCTCTATTGGTGTCTTTTCATGGAAGAATAAGGTAGACTTGCAGGGTGGTAAGATGTACAAGGCAACTGGAGAAGAGACTACAACGGAGGCAGATGCAGTAGGTTGGTCTTCTAGCCAAGATTTGGCTAATATCAACAAGTGTATCGTTGCTCAGACCAAGACAGGGAACTACATCGTTTTCTCAAATGCGGCTATCGTTGCCAAGGGTGACCAGCAGGATAAGAATATCACTTTGGGTATTTCTGCCGTTGCTATGGAAAGCGAGATCGATGGTGTGGCTGGCGAGTACCAATGGGAAGGCTCTGCGGTTGTAGAACAAGAATAAGACATAGGCAACAAATGATAGAGGGGGATGGTGTTAATGCCGTTCCCCTTTTTTAATATTCAGAACCATGAGTAAGGCAAGTAAATTAATTACGGATGCAATTCTTGGAGAGGACACCGTAACGATAATCGTGAATGGAAGGGCTTATTACGTTTCACCACCTACAATTATAAAATTGGTCAAGGCGGCTAAATACCTTGATAGTTTCGAAGAGTGCAAGACCTTAGCGGAAGTCTTATGCATGCTTAAGAATTTGGATGATGCTTGCAAGGCGTTGTCCGTATTCATACAAGGCGATGAATCCATTAGTGATGAATTATCTAAAGGAACGCTTGAAGAGGTTGTCAATGGCTTACAAACGGCTTATTCCTTAATCTCTATAAAGGATTTTCAGACGCTATCAATTTTGGCGAAGAGTGCGGCAAGGATGATAGCAAAACCACGACCATAGGTAACGATACACTCTTAGGACAGATTGCATCTTTTATGGATAGTCTGCATTTATCTTACCAAGAAGTCGTGAAAGAGATACCTTATAGAAACTTATTGCTGATGGCAAAAGACAAGCAAAGAGTAGCATGTGGTGATGTAATGTATGAGGTAACGGAAGAAGAGTTTGGAATGAACTTCAAAAAAGGATAAGTTTAAAATAATGCAAATAAAGTATTAAAAGCACTAAAACGCTTGCAAGTTAGCGAAATAATATTTATCTTTGCAAGCGCAGAACAAAAAAGGATAAAATGGCGATTTAAGAAATTGATAAGATATTAGAGACACGAAACCCGATGGACTATACCGAAAGGCAGTCCGAGTCACTATTCCTTTGACTTTGCAATCGGTAGTTTCGTGTTTTTTGTTTAAAATAAGATGCAAGATGTAAGGTTGATATTCGAGATACTGGTTTCCATGTTGCTTTGCGTTTGTCTCATATTGCTTGCTGTAAGTAGATATAGGCAAAAGAAAAAGCGTGAAGAACCGGAGCGAAAGGAAATGGACTTGATAGACTTCTTTTCTTTGGGAGGAGTTGCCTATTATTGGAACAAAGGTGGTAAGCAGCAGAAATGCTACACATACGAAGAATTTCTGAAAATCAAGGCTGACTACGTGGAGCTTTGGTTGAATCAGAATAGATATATTTTTAACTCTCAATTAGATTGCGATGATATATAAAGTATTTGTTTTGTTTCCGACAATAGTAGTATCAGATGGTATTGTTGGTATAGCTTGGCTAGGAAAGGTCTTTGGCTGGCGATATGGAAAGAACAAGAAAAAGAGCAAGAATGTGTCCTTAATGATAGGATATAACACAGGAATGTCTCTTAAGTCGAAAATAGACGATAACGCAGCGGATGATTATTTAAGACGCATTGCCGAAGAAAATAGAATCTAAATTCAAGGGTTAGAGTCCCTTTTTTACAACCATATTACTTGTGGTTATTTTTATACATCGGTTTTTATTAACGATTGTTTTTTATGGTAGATAAATGTATAAAAACGAGCACAAGTTCCCTTATAGATGGACTAAAAAAGATGCTAATTTCACAAAAGACAAAGGTAAGGTGATGTCTTGCTTTTGTTGTGGAGGTGGAAGTTCCTTTGGCTACAAACTAGCTGGCTACGATGTTGTAGCCTGTAATGAGATAGACCCAAAGGTTATGAAGATGTACTTGAAAAATCACGATGTCAAGTACACTTTCAATTGTGATATTCGTGAGTTGATTACCAATATCAATATGGGGGGGCATATTATGAAAGAAGAGCTTCATAATTTGGATATATTGGATGCTAGTTTCCCTTGTTCGGTATTCAGTATTGCAGGTGACCGCCAAAAGGCTTGGGGAAAGGAAAAAGTATTCCGAGAAGGTCAGAAGGCGCAAAGGCTTGACGATTTGGCTTTCTACTCAATCGACCTCGCTAAAGAACTAAAGCCAAAGGTAGTAGTTTTTGAGAATGTTCAAGGTTTATTACAAGGTGAAGCCATCGAGTACGTAAAGGAGATTTATAGACAGATGAATGATGCCGGATATATCTTGCAGCATTGGCTTCTCAATGCACGTAACATGGGTGTTCCTCAAAACAGACCTAGGGTATTCTTTATTGGGTTACGTAAAGACCTTTGCGAGCCGTTTATGGTTCAAAAGGATTTGTTCGAGCGAGTGCCTAAGATAGATATGGACTTCAACGAGAAAGAAATTGTCTTGGATGAGTTCTCTGACTATTGTGGAAGGCAAATTCCTAAAGGAATGATGAAGTATTGGGAGCATAGAAATGAGAAAGATAATTCTATCGGTGATATTGTCAAGCGGATGGATAATCGTCTTTCTATGTTCAATAATATGTTTCTTAAAAAGAATAAGGTATGCAATACCATATCAGCAATGGAGGATAGACTTGTGTATTATGATAATCCAAGTTATCTTTCAGCACATGATACGATTTTAGCATCAACATTTCCGATGGATTATGACTTTAATGGCATGAAACCTTGGTTTGCTTGCGGAATGTGTGTTCCTCCTGTTATGATGGCTAATGTAGCTACAAGAATCTGGGATTGTTGGTTGTCAAAGATTAAAAAGGAGGAATGCGCATGATAACAGCAAGTATGACTTCGGGTGAGATGCGTAGAGTACGAAACTTAGATGAAACAAGAATCTATGAGTTTCAGATGCGAAAAGCTAATGAGCTTAAACGTGAAATGAGAAAGCAGAACGTACGACAAATAACAAAGACCTTTGAGCTTGCTACACCGAATGCCGATTATCTCATCGTTGTAGGTGTAAAACATGGCGATGTATTTGCTTCCGGTTTGTTCATTTATCTGAAGGAAACCAACGAGTATATTCCTATGAGTAGAAACGAGGGGTATAGCGAAGATTGTTTTGCTATGAGCGTTCATTTTCTGAAGAGATTTGCAGAAAGGTTTTTGAAAAAAGACTTACCGATTGCCAAGATATTGCAAAAGATATATACATCGTTTACAGGTGCAGTTCAGCTCTATAGTGATGACAAGACAAGAAGAGTGGTATTTGCTATTCCGGAAGGGCTTATACTCACAGAATACGAGCAAGAAAAGCATATCATCCACTACAAAACCTTTGTAAGCATGGATATGCTAAAGAAGACACAGAAGCGAAGTTACGAGAAGATAAGTGCATTTCTCATGGAATCTTGTCAGCAAATAGCTAAAGCAAGAGACACCGGAAATGACGAAAGGCTGTGCGTTGTGTACAGAAGGTTTTACAATGATATTGATTTGCTAGATACAAAGGAGGCGCAAGCCATATATTCAAGTTTCTTTGAAAAAGGAGGTAACAATGAAAGATAAAAGTATAACAAGGTTTCTTGGTGATATAAAGCCTATAAAGAATTACGAAAGGTATTATGTTAGCAAGCTGGGACATGTTTTTACTATTGGGAGAACGTCTCAATTAAAGGAAATCGCACCTTGCAAGACACCAAAAGGTTATCTGAAGGTATGGCTTTACAAGAACGGAAAGCGCAAGATGTTTTATATACATCGTTTGGTAGCTCAGGCTTTCTTGGAAAATCCAGAAGCGTTTCCAATGGTGAATCATAAGGATTTCGATAAGACGAATAACGATGTAGACAACTTGGAGTATTGCACCGCAAGATACAATGTGATTTATTCTGCTATAGCAAAGAAAACCTCTTCCGAATACTTGGGTGTGACTTGGAATAAGAGTGTAAGAAAATGGCAAGCGCAGTATCAGATAGGTAAAAAGAAAATATATATAGGTTGCTTTGATACGCAAGAAGAGGCTCATGAAGCTTATGTTAACGCTATAAAAGAGATTTGATATGCTTGAATTTGATAGAATATACAATTCCGACTGCATAGAAGGAATGAAACAAATAGAGAGCGGGAAAGTAGATTTAATTGTTACTGACCCACCATATTGTATCTCCTATAAGACCGGATGGAGAGCAGACGACCATCGTTTCTCTAAGGAAATACTCAATGACGATAATGAGCAATTGATTATTGATTATATGAGCGAATGCTACCGAATTTTGAAGGATGATAGTGCTGCTTATATCTTCTGTAGTGCCAAGACCTTGGACTTTTTTATGCAACAAGCGAGGCACGCAGGGTTTACCATTAAGAATGTGCTCATTTGGCGAAAGAACAACCATACGGCTGGAGATTTAGAGGCGCAATATGGTCAATGTTACGAGCCAATCTTGTATTTGAATAAAGGCAGACGAACCATAAATGGCAAGCGTTTGGAGGACGTATGGGACTTTGATAGAGTTCCATCAGATAAATTGGTACATCAGAACGAGAAGCCAATCCCCTTGCTTATGCAATGCATTTTGAAATCATCGGACGAAGGCGACTTGGTGTTTGATGGTTTTATTGGTTCAGCAAGTACAGCTTTGGCGTGTTTGAGAACGAACAGGAAGTTCATCGGTTTTGAATTGGATGTTGATTATTTCAAGGTGGCGCAAAGAAGAATTAAGGAAGAAATGTTTAATCAAAAAGATATGTTTGGATATGATGGAACTGAATAATATATACCAAGGAGATTGTCGAAAGCTTTTGAAACTGATTGATAGCGATAGCATAGACCTCGTATGTTCCGATGTGGCTTATCCGGTTCAGTCTAGGGGTGGCTCAGGGAGTATGGGAGGATATTGGACGGAATCTCAAACAAGAAAGGGCAAGATATTCAAGAATAACGATATTGATATTTCGGACTACATCAATGATTTGTACCGGATATTAAAGGACAGGTCGCATTGCTATCTGATGTGTAATGATTATAATTTAATGCACTTTCTTGATGTGGTCGGAAAAAGTGAGTTCCATTTTACCAAATGCTTAATATGGGATAAGTGCGCAAAAATATGTGGCCGCTATTATATGGCACAGAAAGAGTATATCATCATGCTACGCAAAGGTGGTGATAGACCGATAAATGAATGTGGTACATCTGATATTCTGAGTGTTCCTATTCCAACGAACAAGCGCAAGGATAAGGATGGTTTGATTAATCAGACTGAAAAACCAGTAAAGTTGATGGAGATACTAATCAGAAACTCGACAAATGTTGATGATGTTGTTCTAGACCCATTCATGGGGAGCGGTACAACGGCAAGAGCTTGCGTAAACCTTGAAAGAAAGTATATAGGCTTTGAAATAGACCAGCGTCAAGTAGATTTTGCAAATAACGAATTAAAGAATATGAGTAGGCAGTTAAGTCTGTTTTGAAACTATGGATATGTGCAAGGTGTTTTGTTGCAATCCTGTTGTAAGAAATGGAAATAAAGAAACAACGGATGCTCTTATAAGAGCTATGAGAGACGAAGCCTTAAAACGAGGGTTGGTACGTGATGAATTGATAGATTTTTGCAACCAATTCATAAGAGAGGGCGAAATCAAAGCTTGTATAGAGCATTTGCTAGATAATTTCAAACGTTATTTTTGGAGGTATCATTGATATGAGAAGAAGAAAGTTGAACAAGTCTCCAGTGCTAGGCTTCTGCGGATTTGTTATCGGTTACGAATGCAAGGAAAAGGGAATAAAGCTGATGGAGTGCGATAAGGCGCAAGCAGATGCAATCATAGTTCCTCATCACTTTTCACACAAGGTAACGAAGAATAGTTGCTTGAATCTTTTGGTATTGTATAAGGATAAGATAAGGGGTGCAATGCAAATAGGGTATGGAATCCGACCGCACATCAAGACTGAAAAGGGCGAAGTGTTGGATTACCATCAAGTGAGGGAATTTGACAGAATGTGGCTGTCTGATGATATGCCAAAGTTTAGCGAGACGATTTGCCTATCTCTCTTGCATAAGTATATTAGGGCAACACATAAGGAAATCAAGTACCTTATATCTTATGCCGATACGTCCATAGGTAATAAGGGAACTATATATAAAGCTGCAAACTATGAGCATATTGATACCATTAAGGCAGATTTCTATGTATTACCAAGTGGTGAGCGTGTGCATCCGGTTACTATGTGGCATCGGCACAAGACAAGAACATGGGAGGTTCTAAAGGAACTATACCCAGGAATAAAAAAGGCAGAAGGGTTTCAACTTAAATTTCTGAAGAAGTTATGAAGAAAAGAAATAAATGTATTCCTTGTCATTTGCATCCAGATCCTGAGCATTGGTTTAGAAAAGGTCAATCTTGGAAGGCGAAGGTCGCTTATGAAAGCGAGGATGATGCTTGGGAGTTTCTGAATCAGAATCCGAAGTTACGGGCACAAGGTATGGCGGTGTATCGGTGTAGGATATGCAACAAATATCATATAGGGCACAAGAACAACAAATAAAAAATATAAACAGCAATGATAGTAATAAAAATCAAAACATGGAAAGACTGGAAGAAGGACTTTCTTGATTGGGTGCAAGAACCTCGACGCAAAACTTGCAAGGATTTTGTAGACTATATGGAGGCTTTGCAAAATCGTGTTCTCTACAAAATAATAGCCGATACTTGCGATAAATACGGCAATATGCGTGAGGGGCAAATCCAAGACATCACAGAAGCAGTCGAAAAATGCGTGGCTGAGTGTGCTAAAGAAGCACGCAAGTTAATCGATGAATGTCAGCCCGTAAAATTCTTCTAAGGCTGTAACTCTCATTACAAGCAACACAAACTCTACACAACAAGCGCAGTCAGCGTTATTTTAAAACATAAATAGTTGAAAATATGAAAAAAGAAGATAGACTTAAAATATATCGCAAATACGATGGTCATTGTGCTTATTGCGGCAAGAGTATAGAGTATAAGGATATGCAGGTTGACCATCTTGTTCCGAAGAATCGAGGGTGTTACTCTCGGTGGAGCAACAAGGCGGGAAAGTTTGTCGTATCCCATGGCGATGATTCCATGGAGAACTATATGCCATCTTGCAGGTCTTGTAATCTTCGTAAGCGTGATATGAGTTTGGAACAATTTCGCTCAGAGATTACTAAACAGGCTAAAGGATTGCTTAATGGTAAGGCTTCTTTCCAAGTAAAGATGTCGCTTGCTTATGGGTTAATCGAAGAGCACTTTGATAGACAAATTGAGTTCTACTTTGAGAAATTTAAATAGTTGAGAATATGAAGAAGTTTAAGAAGTCGATAGAGATTAGCACTGAGAATATTTCAGACGTTCTTCAAGTGCCAATTGTTACAAGTTTATACAAGACTAAGAATTTTAAAAATCCTTGTCTTGAAGGTCGTAGCGTTCCTTATGATACTATAGCATTGATGTATGTTCATATCGAAGGCTTTGATAGCGATTTTTGTATTGACCAAGGCAACATTCTCGCTCTTGATATTTGCGATACTTGGTATGCTTTTTCGAGGCGTGGATGGGATAAACATAAAAACGATGAGGTATGAAGAAAAAAGGATATTACGAATACGACCAGCCCATTTACCCACACTTATTGTGTGTTGGGGTTGGGTTGCAGTTTGAGGATGCAAAGAAAGCATTCTTGAATAATGATGGTACGGATATTGAAAAGTACGATTTTTTTAATGGTGATGGATTTACTTATTACGGACTTCACATAAGAGAAACAGGAAGAAAGTGTGTTCTTGTTTTATTCAGTAGCAGTAAGGCTATGCGTATGAATGTAATTTGTCATGAGGCTAGTCACGCTTGTGATGCTATCGAGGGTAATATTGAAATGAAACATGGTGGAGAACCATCTGCCTATCTGATAGGTTGGATAGCATCATGTATCAATAAGGCTCGTTTGGGAATTGGAGATTTCGTTGAAATCGTAGATAAGGAAGAAAAATAGCCCAAAGGCAAAATACCTATTTGGGTTTACCCCATCACTATATATAATAATGTAGTGGTGGGGATTTTTGTGTTAACGTCAGCAAATTATTTGTTCATACTATTATAGAGTGTTAAAGGCTATAAGAAACACATTAAATAATTTGCATATTTCGAATATTCTTTGTATCTTTGCATCGTAATTAAGAAATAAAGGTTACTAATTAAAAATGGTGAGACACACCACAAAAACTGTAATAAGAAAATGAAAAAGTTTTTTGAAAACTTATCTGAAAAGTTTAATGATGCGGCTTTAGAGGCGCAGCTTGATGATTTTACTTGCGAGTTTGATGCTATTAATAAACCTGCTGAAATCGTGGTGTCCGTTAAGAGTAGAAAGGTTATCCATTCATATGGAAATATTTCATCTTATCCATATTACAATGTAGATAAGATTAATATCTATAATGAAGACGGAGAAGACGTTTCTTCAAAATATCCTTTGTTCTGCCAAAGAGTTAAGGATTGCGTGCCTTCTTATAAAGATGTAGAGAATGACTTGATGGAGGCAAATATGAGCGATACCGAGCTTTATTTCGGCTCAGAGGCTAATTATTTGCATTACAAGTATGGTAACTAAATGGCTTGGATATGGAGTACGAAAATAAGTTTGTAGGTCTTTCATCTGTAACGAGTCACGACCTTGAAATATTAAGGTATGAACTAGAGTATGGATGGAAATTGGCTCTTATGCCAAATGATGTGTGGTACAACTAATTACTTTTAAAATTTCAAATTATGGCAGAATATAAAGTTGAAGTAGATTTGTCGGACTTGTTCGATGATATGACCATCAACGAACAGAAGAACTTTTTAGTAGAAAAGTTCAGTTCCTTACCTATAAACAAGATGGTTGAAGTAGCTGGAGAAATACTGGATAACCTTAATGGCGACCAAGTAGCTAAAGTTATAGAAGACGCTTTCGATAACTTGCATGAGCAAGGTCAAGAGCAAGTAATCAACTATGTGAACGAATAAGGCTATGATGTCCGATAAACAATATAGAGTTGCTCGCAAGGGTGTTGTCGAGCAACTTAAATTAGCTCAGAGACTTCATTGCAAGCACATGGAGCAGAAGTATAAAGTGGCTTTGGAGAAGTTAGAGAAACGCTTCTTAAAGCCGGATGCTGTGGGCTTCTTCGATTTGGGCGCAAGGGTATCAAATAGTTATTATCATCTTTAAATGGTTAAGATTATGGGAACAAAAGTAGAAGTAAAAACTATTCCTTTGCATGGATTGTTCGTCCATCGTAAACAAGTTTGGCGGTCACTCGGTAAACTGAGAGCAGAAAGCCATTCTACGGCAGCGCAAAAGGTGTTTATGAATGAGTATGATACCGAGGTATATACCGAAAATGCTGATTTTATTGATGGCTTGAAAGTCACTCCTTATGATGGTGAGCTGCCAAAAATATCAAAATACGCTGATTGTAGCATGAGCTACTATCAACTTTGTTTAATGCAAAAATTGGTTTAGTTATGGAAACTGAGATTAATATAGTGAAAATCCTAAAGGATAAGCCGCAAGGAACGAAGTTATATTCTTCCGCTTGTGGTAAATGCAACTTAAAAGAAGTGGATGATAAAAGTTTCAAAATATCCTTCTATAATTCAAAGTTTGGTTTTATGAATGGTGGAGAAGGGTATCTTGATAAAAATGGTAAATTGTATGATGATGGAGAATGTGTCGTTTTTCCATCAAAGGAAATGCGTGATTGGCGCAAGTTCGCCTGGAAGAAGGGAGACGTGTTGGTTAATAAAGATGGGGATGTACATATTATATTTGAAAGATTTGTTGATGATACATATTGCTCTTTCGTAGGGAAATATTATCTTTGGAAAGAGAATAATGATACAGAACAGTTCTATGAAAAAGAACGATTGCTAACTTCTGATTTCCAAAAAGCAGGTAAAGATGCTGTTCAGACCTACATCAGCACCATCGAGGAGCGATTGGGCGGCAAACTCAATCGTGAGACCTTTGAAGTAGAGAAACCTCAGCCAGAGTTCAAGGATGGAGATATACTTTATGCAGAAAAAGACGAAGAACATGTACCTGTGATATTTATTTTGAACAGCAGCAAAGAGGGAGTATTCTATTATGCTAGCCTAACTCTTGGTGATTATATGTTATGTGACTATAAAGGTCTAGGTCATGTTGGTAGTTCGAAATTTCGCTTTGCCACAGAAGAGGAGAAGAAGAAACTCTTTGACATTTTAGCAATAGAAAATAAAGCTTGGGATGCTGAGAAGAAACAGATTGTTGATTTGAAGTCAAATGTTGAACTCAAGCCATTTGATAAGGTGTTAGTTAGAAATGATAATATTCGGAAATGGGAAGCTGACTTATTTGGTTTCAAAAATGTTACAGGACATTATCACTGTGTTGGTGGTACTTGGCTTCAGTGCATTTCTTACATCGGCAATGAGCACTTATTAGGTACAACAAATAACGTGGAGGGTTAGGTATGAAGAAAATCAAAAGCAAGAATGTTCAGAACTATGTCATGGACGATATGGTATGGAAGGTTGATATGCCAAGGCTATTGAAAGAGATAGCTGAGTGTTCTAAAAGCACTCCTTATCCTGTGACTTTTACGATTTTGGCACGCGTGCTTGGAATACTCACGGAAAGGGCTATTGAGATTAATGATCCTGCACTAAACATCATTATGATGAACCTTGGACTTTACGAAGGAGTGCATGATAAGAACGCAGGTGAGGTTATATCTAAACAACGCAAGTTGATTACTGATAACAAATAACGTGGATGGTTGATATGGATATAGAGAAATTAATAGGCAGTAAGAAATCTGTTCCTTCAATCGACTTTAATCAAGTAGTTAAGAGTGATAACCTCCGATACTGGAGAATTAGCAATGCTACTTGGGAGAAAGATAAAGTAGAACTTCATATTACCTTTGAAAAAGATGGTATACAAAGTTCCTTAGATAAAAAGTTTGATACAATAATGGAAGCTGTTGGATATTTCTACAACTTTCTTAAAACAATTTGATTATGATAGACGATAAGAAAATAGAAGCTGCCAAGGAAGAAATCTATGAAGATAGATTTCTGCTAAATGGCGAAGAGATAGTCTTTAACAATGATGAAAAGGAAGAAATGTTCTATGAGGGGGACATCAAAGAAGCTATTGGACTAGGTGCTAAGTGGGCTATCAATGAGTTCTTGAACGATTTGAATAAATTGCTTCATCCTGCTAGCGAAGTTCCTAGAAATGATAACGGAAAGATTCTCGCATTCTCAAAAGTGAATAGTAATATAAAGCTCTACGATATGAACGCTATGTTAAATGAAACTGCTTGTGACACATATCAAGAAATGTGGGAAATTAGAGTTAGAGCATATACTTTTACTGATTGGGTATTTGTGGAAGAACTACTTGATTTAATTGTCAAAGGAGGTGAGTAATGAAAGAGCTTAAAGATTTAGTTGAGGGCGATGAAGTACTAGTTACAGGTATGTCTCATAGACATATCTCCAAGGTTGATAAAGTGACAAAGACTCAAATTATTGTTAATAACGCTAGATTTAGAAGAGATTCGGGCTGGCAATGCGGTGGTGATAGATGGAATGTTAGAAAAATATCTGTTCCTACAGAAAAGGAAATATCAGATGTTAAAGAAGAGAATCTTCGTAAGACTCTCATCTACGCTATCAGTTCTTTTGATTTCAAACGCTTATCAACAGATGTGTTAAAACAAGTGTACAATATAGTAAAAGGCAAAGAAAATGAAAGAGCTTGAAGTTGGAGATAGATTTTTACTTCCATATGGCGATGATGGACGTTTGATTGAAGTTCAAGAACGAGACCGCCATTCTTTATGTGATGGATGTTTTTTTTATGATTTCATCTGTATGAATACAGAATTTGGATATTGTGATTTTGAGAGACGCTCAGACCATAAGAATGTAATCTTTAAAGAAGTAAAGGAGTAAAGCGTATGAACAAATTAGAATATATACCAGGAGATATAGTAAAAATTGAATATGGAGAAGCTACTGGAAAAATAGGTTTCGTAACAAATACTTTTTTAAGAAGAAAAGGTTTCTATAGTCTTGTTGTATCTATTGGTAAAGGGTTTCAAGGTTCTTCTAAAGACGATTGGATTCAAACTTATAATGATGGGGTATCTCCGATTCCTCTCACTCCTGAGATTCTAGAGAAGAATGGATGGAAGGAAGAAGTGATGAGCAGAGGAGTAAAGAATAGTCATCTAGTATATACAAAACCCGATATTGAAGAATATGGATATTTTCCTATCTACATAGAAAAAGGTATCGGTGATGAGTTTGGTGTATATCCGTTTACTGACAATAATGTATGTAAACCAATTGCATACATTAAGTATGTTCATCAGTTGCAGCACCTTCTCTTCGGTCTAGGACTTAACTCAGAAATGGAGGTGTAGGTATGCAAAAGAATGTTATACTATCCGATGAAGAGTTGGAATTACTCATAACAAGCTTGCATTGTGTTGATGAAAGAACTTACAATTGTTTTACTCGAACATATACACCTTGGAGTGAAGCTAAAGAGATGAAAGAAACTCTAAGAGTGAAGCTAATAAGAGTGCAACTTAATGTTTAACCGCCTTCAGACATAAATAGATAGAATATGAAACATATTAAGTTTACAATAGATATTACATTGTCTCCTGATAAAGAGTTCCTTACAAAGGAAGACTTTGTGGAGGCAGTATATACATGTTATAGAAACATTAGAGATGTTGCTCCTGATACAATAATAAAGATTGATTAACCATCCGCAAGGATATAAATAGATAGTAATATGAAGTTAACATTTTCAAAATATAAGTTTGAAACATTTTTCTTGATACCAACAATAGTAAAAGCTCCAATACCAAACGGCAGATGGGGTATATGTTGGTTACATTCTGCAATATGGATTGATAAATAGCTGTTTAACTATCCCTTATGGGATATAAATATAAGTAATATGGAAGATAAAGATATTATGTCAGAGTTAAAATTGGAATATAGAAACAATATTGTATATTTTAATGGGTTAAAGATTAATGCTTATACAGCAGAAGGAATGCGATTTATAAGCAACCTTCTTAAAAAGGGATTATATGAAATTGGCAAAGAGTTGGGGCACAACTCAAAGTAACTAACCACCCTCTCCTTGGCAACAGGGAGAGGGTAAAAACGAAAAGAATATGAGATTAAGTGAATATAAAGCAGGTACTATCTTAGTAGATATTTGCGGCAAAGTGTTTATCCATGATGGCTTTATCAATGCTGATGGATATGGTGTGATAATTGGTGAGGATTCTGACGGAATGATTCAGAAATCCAATGGTATTGGCAATTGGATGAAGTGTCACATTAAAGGTGTTGCGACAAAAGAACAGATTAGTGAGTTCTTTGCCAAGGTTCGTAAAACACAGAAAATTATCAATTACTAAGGAGGGTAAAAAGAAGAAATATGTTATTACAAATTCTTGATAAACAAAAAGGCATTGTATGTATTAATACTAAACAAATTGCTTCTATTGAGCATTTAGATGAAACAGCTATTATAATAATGAGCAATGGTATTAAATATACTTATTGTAACTTTGAATATCTTGTAAAATTTTTAAAAAATAAACAATGAGTAAAGAAAAAGCTATTGATAAAATTAAGCAAGCAATATTTTTAATCAAACCATATTTTGAAGGAAATCTTGAAGCTAAAAGATTTACTTTAAAGTATTTGGAGGATGCACTTAAAGAATTGGAGGAATAAAATATGGAGAAAATATATAAAGGAGAAATTCAAAGATTAATGCCTATCTTTCAAGCAATGGCAGATGGTAAGACTATCCAAACCAAGAATGGCAATGGTTGGATAGATATAGATGGTGACGAAGATGGCTTAAATCTTGATTCACTCATAGACTATCAAGATTGCTTTCGCATAAAGCCAGAACCAAAGTACCGTCCTTTCAAGGATGCAAAAGAGTGCTGGCAAGAAATGCAAAAGCATCAGCCATTCGGGTGGGTAAAAGACAGAAATGGTAGTAAATTCGTAATTGAAAATATAGATTCAAGCGGTTTTGTCGAAGTTTATGATGATGGTACATGTACTTTTAAAGATGAGTTTGAAATTCGCACCTTTGCCGACGGAACTCCATTCGGTGTAAAAACGGAGGAATAGATTATGATTCAAATACACAAACACGACAAGGGTGAATTGTATTCTATATATGGTTTCTTTATTGACCTCAACAAAGATGTATGGGTTGACAAGAAACAACTTATGGAATTATACAATGAGATTAAGAAAATAAAAGATAAGGAGGAATAGCTATGGCATGGGTATGTGTTAATAGTTTTGGTACAGAACTTATATTTGAAACAGAGCCTCACAAAGCTGTATATAGCTGGAGAGACGATTATGGTTCTTGCAAATGTATAGAAATACCTAAAGGCAGTATAAAGAAGCTCATCGGAAGAGAATTGTCTTGGAAAGATGAGCCAGTAGAACTTAAATAAGAATAGTTATGGTTAAACCTTACAGAATCAAGCATAAGGCTAGCGGATATTTCTATCAACGTTACAACGGAAGTAACCTTGGTAAGAGTGGAAAGGTGTATATGAATAATCAATCACCACTTACAATGTGTGATAATGAGAACTTTATACGTATTCAGATTCGTCACAACACTTTAGCTTATAAGGCATTGAGAGAAACGCTTGCCAAATATGTTATAGGTAAAGATGATGAGTGTGAATGGCATAGTACATCTTACAGAGTTCCGAAAAGTGAATTTGAAAAAGAAGTATTATAACTTATGAAAATAGAAAACATAAAGTTTAAGGCTAAACGCCTTGATAACGAGGAATGGGTAGAGGGTTCACTTACATACTCTCAGGGAATAGCGTATATTCATCGTAAAGAAAGTGATAAAGATGATAGATGTTATTTAACTCCTTACGAAGTAATTCCAGAAACAGTCTGTCAGTTCACAGGAATGATGGACGAAGACTGCAATGAAATTTGGGAAGGTGATATAGTGCATGACAGTTATGACCGTTTGTGTATAGACAATCTCTATGAGGTAGTTTATATTGAAAAAGAAGGAACATTTGCCTTCAAGAGTTTAGATAAAGTTGACAATTACGAGCCATTTGTTAATTTATTTGAAGTTTATGTTGTTGGCAATAAATTCGATAAGAAGTAAGATAAAGCTATGGTAGATGTAAGTAATCAGCACTGGAACGAAGATGGAAGCATTACTATTATATTGAATAGTTTAGAAGAAGTCGAAGAGTTCGTTGAGTGTATGAATATATGGAATAATAGAATGTATGAAGAATAAGATTTTAAACTTAATCAAGTCAGCCGTTTGGTTTGTCTTGTGTTTGTTTGTAGGAGCATTGATTTTTGAGGGCATTCGCTCTTTGGCTAATAGCAATGAACCTGCAAAGAAGATTGGTATGTCAGTATTCACTGAGGAAGGACACGATTATCTGGTTGTGGACACGAAACATGGTGTTTGCGTTGTTCACGCAGAAAGTTGCCCTTGTCGTAAAAAGAAGTAGCGTATGGAAAATAATATGTTTGAAGATATTGTTGCTGAAGGCAATATAGTTGTGATAAATAATAATTGGATTGTGTTATGTAAGCGTTGGAAACCATGGTGTCACATTCTCTTCTGCTATCTTTATCTTCACAAGGAAGCTAAGAATTTAATGGTAGGTTCTCATTTTGCAATGACTGAGGATAAAAAGAAATCTACTCGGTTGGCTACCAACGAGGAACGTCTTATGCTTTTTGAGGAAATGTTTAAGTATGGAATTGCTTTCGATAAGCACGTCCATCATTTGGTTGGAAAGTTGGTTGGTGTATGAAGATTAGGTTGGCAAAGAAGATAATGAAAGCAGACACTTATGCTGATTATCCAAGTAAGCATCCTTCACCTTACTGGAAAGCGAAGTTTAAGGAAGCTTATAACGAGTATGGTTGTGTTACGTTCTGTGAAGATTCGAGCAAGTGTAAATACCGTAACAAGTTCGACCATCGTATCAAAAAGGCAATTAGTTTAACAAGATAAAAGAAAGCGCATGAAAGAGGTAAGCATTAAAGTAGAAATGACAGTACCTGATGACTTTGATACTAATCAGTTCTGTCTAGCCACAGTGAGCGGAGACTACCCAGAATTAGCTGAGGAGTTCTGCCGCTCAGTAGCAAGTGAATGTGATATAGACAAGGAAGACATTGAGAATGACTTCCAAATCGGATTTGAAACTATATAAGATTAAGAGATATGGAAAAGTATGAATGGGAATACATGGTAACTTCAATAGTTATTGATAAAGCCGATGAGATTGCCAAGGTTCTATCTGGTAGATTCAACCAAGAAGGCTATGAAGGTTGGGAGTTAGTGCAATGGAACATCATGCCACCTGCTGCACTTTTAACGGCTTCTACAACACATTGCTGTGGCTCAATATATATTCTTGCAACATTTAAGAAGAAGTTGAGAGTGTAATGGTAAGCAATGATACTGAGCTTAGAATGATAGCTGCACAGATAACTATGAAGGCTTCTGTTGGAGCAGAAGACTTATGTAGCCGTTATAGTAGTGTATCACGTATGTTAGGTAATATGTTTAATGATGTGTATTACATTCTCCAAGATGTAAGATACAGATATAAATACAAGTAGTTATGAGCAAGGAAACATTTGACTTCTCGGAGGCTCTGAGAAGAATGAAAGAAGGAAAGAAAGTGAGAAGAAACGGCTGTTATTTTAGTTTGTCTATAAACAAGTATAAAGAAATATCCATCTTGTACCAACAAAGTTCCATAGAATCATTCACCCATGTTGTACCACATTATTGGCATTTCTTCTCCTTGGATGATATTCTCGCAACAGACTGGGAGGAAGTGTAAGGATGAAGAAGAAAATATTGACCCTCACCATCAGCAAGCAATGGTTCGACATGATTGCTGACGGAAGAAAGAATGAAGAGTATCGGGAGATAAAGTCGTATTGGGCATCCCGACTTGTAAACCAGCAAGCCGAAGGCGGCGAAGTGCTTTTTGATGAGTACGGCGGTTATTGTTGTGTGACAGGTGAACCGGAATACAAGCCATACACCCACGTTCTCTTCATCAACGGCTACCGCAAGGATAGTCCACGAATTGAGAAGGAGATTGAGAGTATCACCATCGGCAAACCTAAGAAAGGCTTATGCCCCGATGAGTGGCTTAATACCGAGTTTTTCATAATTAAGTTTAAGTGATATGAAAATAAAGAATTTACCAAAGAAGATTTACCTCAACATCTGTAGCAATGAAGATGAGGTAGATTACAATGAGCTGAACGGGGTAACGTTCA